TCACGCGGCGGACTTCATCGGCTGACCGCAGGACTGTTTCCAGCATTTGTAATCTTTGTATTCCCAGCGAGATGAGCGGCCGTATTTTTTCGGCGGAGGCAAATTGCCTTTCTGGATTTGCTTATAGAAGTACCGATCGGTGAAACCAGAATCACTCACCATGAATTTCATGTCAACAAGGGAATCGTCACGTAATTCCATATCTACTCCTTTGGCGGCTTACCGCGGATAAATGCGATGATTAGCAAAATGAAAAGGGCGAGGTCAGTTAAGATCTCGCCCGGGGTGATGTCGTCGCAGGTGGTGGTCATCAGAACTGTTTGCCGTTAACCTTCTCGCGCGCCTCTCGTGTGTGATCATGTCTTTGCTGGTTGTATTCGAGCTTTTCTTCAATGGCTCCTTCCAGGTCGTAACCAAAGGCCTGCGCATAATCAAGAATACGAATTATCGCATCAGCAAGTTCTACCTCTGCCATGGGCCTATGTGGCAGGTGATCGTCCATGAGGTTTTTCCTTTCACCTTCCATTGCCTCGCTGATTTCAGAATGAATGAGGCATAAGAGTGTCCCTTTCTCACGTGGGTTATCCCACCATCCAGCGGCTACATTTTGCTGATGAATTTCTCTCATAAGTACTTTGATGTGCATAACAACTCCTCACGCAGAGCGCGATAGTGAATAGGGTGGGTGGGGGATTAAGCTGGAACGGTTAAGGTTTGCTTGATGGCTTCACGGACCGCTTGAACAATACGTTTCAGATATTCGTAGTCAGGATTAGGCACTGTCGGCCAACCTGCGTACCACGGATCATCACCAAGCAGTGTCAGTAAAGGTGAGCGGTAGCTATAGTCGCAGCAGAACATTTTAACGTTTTCACATCCTTCTGCTTCATCCCAATATTCACGAGCCTCCCGTTCAGATATGTCTCCGTCGCGGCGCAATCTGCAAATACGACCTTTCACAAATTCGATATTGGCATCGTTGTCGGTGCCATCAAGAACGCTGCTGATGCCACGATCAAGGCAGTTAATCAGGTAGGAATCGTTGCAGTCTACGAAGAACTCCTGAATCGAACGGTCAGACATCGAGCCCCAGAAAGAGGTCCATGATTTTCCGAAGCAGGTGATAGTGAGACTGCCGACGCCAGGCTTAATATTTTCAATCATCACCTTAACCGGGTCGAGACGCTCAACATCGGTAATGACTATTTGCTCGATGGTGCTCTGTGTAATCTTCATGCCACTCTCCTATGCTGCTTAGCGCGCTCAATGCGTTCGTAATCGCTGCGGCATTCAGGGCAGCAGAAGAAGCCTTTATCAACAGACTCCTCGCAGTTATAGCAGGCGCCGGTAAACTGCATCTCCGGGCGTTTGCGGTTCGCCAGGGCGATAGTTCTTTCCAGTTCCTCAAGCGCTGCGGCTTGGTCTAATTCGTCAGACATGTTCTACCTCCGAAATTTGGGCGTAAAAAAACCTGCCGAGGCAGGTTTCTGTTAATCTTCATCGTCACTAAGGTCTTCATCATCACAATATCGAAACTGAAAAAATCTTCTACTTACCGCCCATATTGAACTTGCCTCTATTTGCTCCATTGTTGGCTCTTTTCGGTCTATTGAAGCCGGTACCATGTCACACATATAGGCATTAACTTCCTCTGTAAGCTGATCACGGAAGTACCGTATATATTTTAGAGTTATTTTTTCATCGCCAGCTGATACCTCCAAGATTCTGCTTCTGGCAGAGCCAAGAGAATGAGCTAGGTTTGATGCTTGAGAAAAGCTAAGTTCAGCTGGATATCCCTGCCTCGCATTGTCATTAGCTCTATCTGCGTCGGACCGCAGCAATTCATATAGATGCTTCTCTCTTTCGAAATTATGCAACTCTTCCTGATGAGCCATTAAGTCCTTCTGGAGAAATCTGGATTCTCTTGCACTTTTATTACTTTGAAATGCAGCAAGCATAGCTATTACAGCTGCAGCTAAAGTTCCTACTGCTGAGATCAGGTTAATGTAATCTCCATGATGCCAACTCAATCCTTTAGCTCCTTCTGATAAACCGGGTCCGATCCCCGTGGAAACTTCATCGACCTTATATGGTGAAACTTTAATCCTTCCTATTAAAGTCTAGCCATTCCTCCCAGCAATGTTCCGGGTCGATATCCTGATACCCACGTCGTTCAGCCACAGCTAAAATTCCTTCAGCATCTGTGACAATAGCCGTGGCATTATCACGAATAGCCAACACCTCCTCTTCAGTCAAAGGAGAGCCTTTCTCTTCGGCTTTAGAAACAAGCAGGCTGATGAGGGAGGGAATGAAAAGGACCATCACTTACCATCTTCCTTCTGATAAATCGGGTCAGTGCCGCGCGGGTACTGCAGCGCAACGTTTCTGTAATGCTGCAACCGCTCCCTGAAATATTCCTTCAACGCTTCAGGCTGCTGCATATCCACCTCCATGGCGATAACCGGCATATTCATACGCTCCTTGTACGCTACTCCTGACGCGGCTAAATCCACGTTAATCCTGTCGCGTTCTTCTCTGCTGCGTGCTGCTAAGTTGTGTGACATGGCGATGTCCTCCTGTGGGGAGTATATCGCTATCTCATTACCTCGCCACACTCAAGCGAGGCTGATGGACTGCGCTCTAACACTCTCTGCCTGACCATTTCACACGATGCCAGCGTCGGGTAAATCCGTTAAGATACCGGCATAGCGCTCACGGTTGATGTGATTAGCAGAACGAATCCGGTTAGCATGATGGAGGCTCCAGCGAACGGCGGTGAGATCAACGTTGATTTGTCGCAGGCTTCCTAAAATTTTTGTGCGATGCTTGCGAAGCTAATGAATCACCTTCTCTTCGTTTTGCGCGGTATCGAGTAAGCCGTTTTGGTTCCTGGATTCGTGACGACAAACCCAGGCTGGATGTAACGTAGAAATATTTCCATATTCCCTTGCATTGCACTCTCTGGAATGGCCCTTCTTTCGATATCGATCTTCCAGCGCTTAAGGAGCGCCTTAGCCTTTTTTTCTGTTAGTGGGATATTGCGTTCCTGCGCGACAGCGATTAGCTGCTCAACCGTTGGAAGCTTTATGTGGGCTGGGTTTGTCATTTCGGATTTGCGATAACCATTTGTTGAGAGCCATAATTTTATCATAGCCCTCTTACCATGTTTTAGCCCTGGCCGGCGTCAACTTAACTGCTATATCTTATCAGCCTATTCTGCTGCCTCTGCTCGCTGCTCCAGCTCACGGAATGCTTCGTCAATGGCTTCAATCTGAGTGTCACTTAATCTTACCGGGACGCCGATAACATGGCATGCCTTAGACAGCACAATTAATTCGTCCAGCTCTTTCATGATGGCTCTCCTGCGCGGATAGCGGTCGCATAGTACTGTGGGACTGCCTCGCCACTAACCCTGAATTGCTGCTCAGGTCCGTCGCCTTCCGCGACGCACACAACGGGGGTCTCGCGACCACTTACGATGCTGTATTCAGCACTGTAGCAATCTTCCTCTTCAGCCCACTCCTGTGCTGCTGATTCGGCATCATGAGCCTCGATTTCACTGGCATCCTCACGCTCAGCACCCATATCAGGGCACCATACTAAAAATGTTTTCATCTCTTACCCCTTATGCCGCTGTCAGGCTCAATGCCGCGGCGAAAATAGTTAGTCCAGGCAGCCTGGATTAAGGCCCATCGCGATAACCCTCGCCCGGCGTTTTGCCGCGACGATTGCCTGCTGTCTGCGCTCATTATCTGAACCTTTGCCGCTGATGATGATTGGCACCGAATTAAGCGGCACCAGTCGCTTTGGCTTGTTTTGCAGCGTGTAGGTATGGTCAAAGGATTTACCAACTTTGACCGGGTCAGATGAGGTGATGCTGAGTGATTTGCAGGGCTTCAGGCATTCACGCATCTGGTGATTGAACTCACCGAGCGTCATATGAAAAAGGGCGCTTAATTCGCGCCCTGTGTGTGATCGTTTCGATAGCTGGAATGTGACTTTCTCTTTGAATCCGCTGTTCGGGTGATTGTTGCGCCGGTACTGAGCGAGCTTTCGCATGGTTACGCTCCGCTTTCTTCAATCTCCGCTTTGCGGATAAGGTAAACATCATCAAGCTTTTGCAGGTCCGATTCATTGCCTGCCATTGCTGATTTGGCTCGCTCGTAAGCTGAATTCAGCTGGGTTAAATCCATAGAGCCAGCGTTTGCTGTGAACCACGTGAGCGGGCTTACAGGTGGGTTATTGACTGTCAGTTTCTCAACAAAGTGCTCAACACGCTTCCCACGAGAAACCGAGAGCATCATGGAGAAATTTGCTTCAATGCCGCTCATAGCCTTAACTTTGATGCCGCCAACTTTAACGCCACCAAATTTCACATTCGGATCACCTACCAAAGTTAGTGATTTACCAACCCAATCCTTACCATCGTTACCCCATCCCCCTACCAGAACGCGGCGCATTGAAAGCGATGGTTTGTATGGCCGGCCCTCATATCCTTCGAGGTCGATAAATACCGGCTGCTCCTTGTTGCCGGCGCGCACTGATTTGATCGTGGCTGTTATGGAACTGGTCTGCACGTCTTCAAAGTTGATTTGGTCAGACTTAGGGATAATGGTTCTTGAAAGGTCCATCACAGAAACACCTCATCATTGAATTCTTCATCAAACAGATATGATGGGATGTTTATCTCTGCGGAAGGCAGCACGATCCCCTCGGTTTTTATGTCTTCGTTCTCAAGGCACTCCGCAATCTTTTCGAGCGCTGCAAACATTGCCTTTCGGCCCGCTTCGAGCGATTCTTCGCCGATGAAATACATACAGTTCCGATATGGCGGCTTGTTCTCGATAGCGAAAAAGCAAAACTGGTCCACGGTTTTCCCGGTAACCAGTTTCAGAACGTGTAAGTAAAAGGCGGCCTGAATGTGGTAGTGAAACTTACCAAATGCCTGACTGAAACCTCTGGCTGAGGCGTCATTACAGCTTTTGACATCCATAGGGTATGGGTAGCTATCTGACAGGCGGTCGAATCGGCATTTAAGCGGAAGTCCTGTTATGTCGCACGTTGCGAACATAGAAACCTCAGACTTCCCTGCAGAACGCATATAGTCGACAAAGTCGTCGTTCATCCTTGCGGTTTCAATCATCCTTGAAACTGTGTCGACATCCTGACCTACCAATATGCGATCACATCCATACTGTGCAAGCGCATCCTTGTACTCTCTGGATCGACGGTCCGCTGCGGAAGACAGCATAAGAAACTGACTTTTGAATAACTGAGGCTCAAGCAGAGCGGCATGTATTGCCGTTCCAATATGCGCTGACTTGCTTCCCTTGAATGGATTGAAGTAGAGGTTTGCAGGGCTGACACTGATAGCTTTTACCGACGTCGATCCAATGGCGTGGTCTGCATGGTAGTCCTCATTGCTGAGGTCGTAGTAAATTCCTGGCTGCATTACGCCGCCTCCTGATTTCCATGTTTGTTGCGGTAAATCCCGATCGCCACGTCACGACGCGCAGCCTTAATCATTGCATCACGTAAAAACGCCTCAGCCGCTTCGTGCTGCTCGTCGTCTTCATCGAACATCTCAATGGCTGGGTAGTCGTAGTGCCGCGTCAGGAAGGCGCACAGAGCAGGCATCAACGGGTTTGTCTTGTGCTGGTTCATTCGTGCATCTACTTCAGCTGAGATGAACTCCAGTTCACTCTCCGGCAGGTTATCGGCGATATCCTGCACCTCATGCCGGGCTGTTCTGTTCAGTCTCATTTCTTCTCTCCCAAGCCAAGGCTTCTCAGCATTAGGTTGATGAAAGTGAAATCCTTCGAGTTCTCCAGCATCTTGCGATGGCGCTCTAACTCTTCCTGCTGCTTCTGGTAAGGCAGGGTGGGTGATTGAGTTTTCACGGCTTCCCCTCCTGAGATACGACCTGTAAAAGGCGCTCCCACAGCTGCTGTAAGCGGCTCTTAGGCTTCCACGACATAACGTCAGCGCCGGTGAGTTTGTATGCGAACTGGTTAATCTGAGACGCGTTTAAACTGGAGCCACCCATGAGGGCAGCCCCCTGCATTTGAAATTGCATGGGTAACTCCGTTGAATTGATGAATTAGGTTTGGTGTCAAAAAAAAGCCCAGCATTGCGCCGGGCATAAGGATGTAACGTTCTGGTTATCTATCCTGTCATTTGAAACTTCTTAGCGTATGGTGCGTAGCACCGTCATGGCCTGTCGTGACAAGCCATTGCGCTGCTACTCTTCTTCTTCGGTTTCGCCTTCGTCGCTCTCTGCATCTGCCTGATCGAACCACTCAACATACTGCTCAGCCATTTCTCGCAATGACCTGGCATATTCTTGTTCGTCCCGGCTGAAATCAGATAAAGAGTCGCAATTGCCTATCGCTTCAAGGCACTGCTCGAAATCCAGTTTGGTATTCCTGAACTGGCAATAACTCATGTTCCCCATCTCTACCTCCTGTTAGTAGTTACTGGCTTAATGCCTTTTCGCCGCCCATTGATTTAATTTTCTTTATTAGCCCTGCATATAAGTTAGGGTTAATGGAATCGCACTGTTGCCGGTATTGCTCAGCGAGCGCTAATTTTGCAGATAGCCATGCCTGATGAGCCTCATCTGAAGACTCGAACGACCCGAGGTGAGTTAGCTCTCTTTGGTGGCATATGCTGGCAACGAATGCGTTTTGTTTCTTGTTGAAACATACTCCCATGGGCCATGGCCCGCAGTTTGGCCTTTTACTCCTGATGAAAGTGTTTAAAGTGTGAGGCAAGAAGACACACGTTTCTGGTGAATAGACTCTTGAATCTGGCTTAAGAAGGTCTTTGTCGAGGTGATAGCCATCAATGCTATGTGCGTCGTAGAACGCTTTAAAATTGCTGAAGGTCAGCCACTCATCGCATACAGTGCAACCTTGATACGCTGGGTTTTTCAGTTGACGCTTCTCTGAGTAGCAACGGTACAAAATATCCTTCCACACCGTATACGACCTCAGCCTTTTACCTTGCTCACTGGCGGGACAGTCAGTTATTCCTACGCCGTACAGAAGTTTCATTTAACATCCTCCTGCTATAAACCCCAGCCCCATCAACACACCAGTCACCAACCAAATGAATATGTAATTACCATTGCTTATCATGGAGCCTCCAGTTATGAAAAAGGCCGCCCTCAGGCAGCCTCAGTAGTCGTAATCAAATGGATAATCCTGATACTGACTCATGTCGTCATCAGGATGCTCTTCAAATTCGTCTTCACCCACGCTCACCTCCCGCCGTTTCTCGGCTATTCCATTTACTCAGTGCTGATTCAGGCGTGTCCAGCATGTATATCTTTGCTGTGCAGCCCACGCACTGAATGCCATAACTGCTTTCAGATGCACTGCTTCCTGCGGGAGTCATTACCCAGCACCTCAGCTGCGCTCGTGCTCCACAGAATGGGCATGGCGAAATACCATGCTCAGTGATTAATGTCGCCGACACACTCACCTCGCCGTTACGATGTCTTTTGAGTTGCGATACCCGCTGCACTAAAACTGCATGCGAACCTGATAACCGCGCCGCACAAGCTCTCCAACAGCTTCGGCGTGCTTTTCTTTTGCAGCAGCTTCAGCAAGTCTTGAGCTCCGGACAGCCTCCGCTGCATCACGAATTACTTTTTTCACCATTTCGTCTGTAAGTTGCTTCATGGCTTGCTCACTTAATGATGTGTGTTACGTCCTTCCGGGCGGTGCGGTGACCCGCATTGAATATTGCAATTTCCGGCAGACATACCGATGTGCTCTCATGCCTGTCACGCAGAGAAGGGGAGATAACTGCTTTCTCTACTCTCTGGTTGCTGGCAATAAAAAACCCGCCGGAGCGGGTTGTTGTTATTTGTTAGGCTTTAGCCTTTCCATGCTGCTGACTAGCGCCATTAATCGGGACTTAACCGTTGGCACATCCAGCCCGTTCTGCACATCAAGGCTAAGGCCTGAGATATCTTGTGACCAGGCGGCTACTGCATCCCTGAATTGCCTTGCGATGCTTGCCTGCCTGATTCGACTACTTTCCAGCTCACTGACACGCTGCTTTGCTTCGAGCTGAAGCTTTCCTTTGCCAACACCGAGCGCTTCTATCGCGACCTCTTTCATCTCCGCTTTAATCAGTGGATGAAAGTTATCAGCGCCGAGAAAAATCACTTCATCCAGAGTTTTGAACAGCAGTAAACAATCAGTATTTTGTTTGCTTCTGGTGTCTACGCACTGCACTTCAACTGCTGGAGTGAAACCGAACTGCTTAACCCGCATTGCTGTGTAAGTCATCGTGCTTTTCAATTTTGCCCCTCCCTGTAATTGTCTGTTTATTAATCGGCAGAAGTTGGCAAAACTATCGTGCGGTAACGCTTTCTGACTTGCGATATCCGGCGTGATAGATGGCAACATCAGGAAGGCAGATTGATCCTTCGATATCTCCACCGAGATACTTCGATGCGCCGGACAGAATCTGTTTGTGGTATTCGGTTTCTGTCTCGACAGCCTTAACCACACGGTCAACTGGTTTACGATTTAACGTGAGGATAGGGCGGCAATCAGGTTTAGCTTTCACGCCAACCAACAGGGGGTTGGCTTGCTTCCACGCTGATTGCTTCTCTGCGCGAGCTGCACGGCGTTTCTCTTGTGCATTCATGGTCATTCTCCTGTCAGTTAGCTTTGGCGGTGAGGTGCTGCGATGCTGATCTCCGCAGTTGCGCTTTTTCACGCTGCAATTCACACCACCCCAAAGCTTGCTGCTTTGAATGTTTGCGCTTTTTCAGCGCCTGATTTTAATGAACGCGGGAATCAGTTCCGTTTCCCTTTACTGCCTCAGCGTCTTGCTGACGGGATAAAGATACAGACAAAACTGTATTTACGTCAACAGGTAAAACTGTATTTATTGTTGTATTGATCCCATCAAACTGTATTTAAAAGGAAATAAATTTGTAGAGGCGAAAAAAAACCGCCTTTCGGCGGCCTTGTGGCGGGGAAGTTTATCGCTTTCTTCGATAGATTCTATGTTCGACCATGGTACCTATGATTTTGATATCTCGTTCAGCGCTATTCATGATGGGGTAATCATCATTCAGAGGCACAAGTTCAAAATGCTGCTTGCCGTCATGGCCGTAAAACGTTGGGCGATACTTTTTGAAAGTGGCCTCATGCTCACCGTTCTTCGCCACCACAAACTCACCTGGGGCTGGCTCTATCTCTGGATCAACAACAATCACATCACCCGCCTTAAAGTCAGGCTCCATTGAGTCGCCTACGATCTTCAAAGCAAATGTGTACTGTGACCAATCCATATCTGTAAGCACATACTCATAGCTGCCATCCATAGCTTCTATTGGCGGCTTGGTCGCCAATGCGCCAGCCTGAACGTAATTTATCAAGGGAATCCTCCTTGTATTCACCTCGCTTACTGGTACAAGCGTACCGCCATTCATAAGCCATGCCGGATCACATTGCAGCGCATCAGCCATACCAACAATATTACGAGGCTTGAGTGTCTTTCCATCCTCAATACTAGCCCAGGACTGTTGAGTAATCCCTGCTTTTTCTGCGACCTCTGTCTGAGTTAAGCGCAGCTCTAATCTTCTTTGTTTGACCCGTTCTGCAAGGCTCATAGGTTCCTCTCCATTTACCTATCAGCTTCACAGTTAAAGCTGTATTTGACAAACAGATATAACTGTTAGAGAATACAGGTAAAACTGTGGAGGTGAGTTAATGGATACAATTTCTCAACGCCTCAAACAGAAACGCATGGAGTTGAATATGACTCAGGCGCAATTGGCTGAGAAAGCTGGGATGAAGCAGCAATCTTTACAGCGAATTGAAGATGGTACGACCCAACGTCCACGCTTCCTGTTTGAACTGGCCTTAGCGCTCAAGTGTGATCCGCTCTGGCTTCTATACGGCAACAAAGGCAGCAATAAAGCAGCCTAAGTAATACCCCGCTCTTAAACATCCCCGCCCTGAAAAAGGGCAGTAATCAAATCAAACGATTCAACACGTGACTGCATTCCGCAATGTCACGTAACTACTTAACCAACAAACGGAATTATCAACCATGCAAGACGCAAACTACAGCAAACCAACGCAACGTGAGATTGACCGCGCAGAAACGGATTTGCTGATCACACTCTCTCAGCTTACCGGTCGCAAGTTCGCTGATCTAGCTGGCTGGAATGAGTCGAAGGTAAGCCGGATGAACTGGCGGGATATAGCGACAGTGTTCTGTATAGCGAAGATGGCTATGGAAGTGAGTCCTTTAGGGCGAGCTATTCAGGGAGCCTACCAGGCAATCGGACAGCAAAAAGCCCCAACTGCTCGAACAGTTGAGGCTTCTCAAATCACTATTGAATTCTGACAACTCAACAAAGGAATTATATATGAAACCCGATAAACATGAAAGATTTGCCCGACTCAAAGAGCAGGCCAGAGAGCAGTTTTATCGCAGCATTTCTCAGCTTGGTGCCAGCAAGTTAAGCCAGTGCCTGAAAGAAGCAAAGACTCGGGAGAAGGGCAAATGAGCAACGTAGCGTATGCAACATTCGGGGCTGTTCAGCAGCCCGTGGAGCGTAGAGTGGCCGATACCGATGATGGATATACCCGCATCGCTAACGAGCTACTGGAATCAATTGCTAGCGCCGATTTAACCGCTCGCCAGTTAAAGGTTCTCCTGGCAGTAACACGGAAAACCTATGGCTTCGGTAAGAAAGTAGATCGCATTGCTGATGAGCAGATTGCCAGCATCACCGGCCTGTCCCGGCAGAACGTCAACAAGGCAAAAAAAGAACTGCTTTCAATGAATTGCCTTCTCATGGAAGGGAGCAAAATCGGCATCAACAAGGAAGTCTCTGCATGGAATTTCAGTAAGAGTCTCCAGGTTAGCAACCTTGTCTCTAAACCAGAGACAAATAAAGTCTCTAAGTTAGAGACAAATGATGTCTCGAAACTAGAGACACACAAAAGAAACTCTTTAAAGAAAAAAGAAACCCCTATATCCCCAGAGGGGAATTTGTCGGTTGCTGAAGAAAAACCAAAGCGCCAGACACCCAGCAAATACCACTTCGACCGTGACCGCCTGAAAGACACATGGAACCGCAAAGCCGAAACCTTCGGCCTGCCGAAAATCCTCAGCATCAGTGCAACGACCGAGAAGGGCATCAAGCGCTTGTACGACTCCCACCTGAAGCACTGCAAAGAGACCGGGCGACCGACCCAGCAAATCGACACCTTCGTGAACGGCTACATCGAGTTTGGCTATCAGCCAACTGAGTGGGCCTGCGGTGCGAATCCTGGCGGAAAGCGTTACGGCATCGACACGGCGCTGACCCAGAAGAAAATCGACGAAATCATCAGCCAGGAGGCCTGAAATGGACAGTTTAGACTTCGAGCAGCAGCTGGTTGGCTCGATGATGGTCAAAGGCGATCACATCGACTGCCGTGACATTGCCGCAAAGCTTCCCGCTGAGGCGTTCTCGAATCACCACCTCCGCCAGATTTACATCGTCATCTGCCGGTTCATCGACAAATGCGAACCGATTGACCCGTTCACCGTTAGCGCGGCGGTACCGGAAGACACGCGTGATCACGTCATGACCGTTGGCTTCAAGTGCAAGACCGCTGCGAACATCAAAGCCTGGGCCAAACTGGTTCGCCAGTGCTGGATGCTCCGCAAGGGCGCAGCAGACCTCACGAAGGCGGCTGAGATGCTTGCTAACGCCAATACGCAGAACATCAACGAGAGCATTGCCGAAGCAACCGGCATCATCTCAAAGCTTCAGTTCGAAACCACTGACCGGCTGCCACGCCGCATTGGCGACATGCTGACGGATTACATGCAGGTGCTGGAAAAACGCATGGAAGGGCAGGAATCGGGCCTCTACCTGAAAACCGGCATCGAGGCGATGGACGAAGCTTACGGCGGGTTCGATCGCACTGACCTGATTGTCATCGCTGGGCGGCCGGGAATGGGTAAGACAGAGCTGGCAATCAACATCGGTAACTCAATCGGCCGGCAGAAGGGCAAGGGGCTGATGATTTCGATGGAGATGTCAGACATGCAGGTTGTTGAGCGCTTCGTCGCAGACCGTGGCGGCATCGCACTCGGCTCATTGCGTAACCCGCTGGACATGATTGATGAGCAATACACCCGCCTGACAAACGCCTCCGCACAGCTTCAGGAAGAAGACAACTACGTGCTGGATGAAACCCTCAGCGTTGACGAAATCATCGCCCATGCAGAGCGTATGAACATGGATGGAGGGCTTAGCTTCGTGTCCATTGACTACCTCGGCCTGATGAAAAAACCAAAGGCTGAACGTAACGACCTGGCGATTGCCGAAATCACCCGCAAGCTGAAACAGTTCTGCCTTCACAACAAAGTCCCTGTAATCCTCCTGTCGCAGCTTAACCGCGGCGTAGAGGCACGCGCTGACAAGCGACCAACGATGTCAGACCTGCGCGAATCAGGTGCCATTGAGCAGGATGCTGACGTGATTATCTTCCCGTACCGAGACGAGGTTTATCACGACAACAGCGACATGAAGGGGATTGCGGAAATTATCGTAGGCAAGTACCGCTCCGGCCAGCCGCAGACGTTTTACATGGGCTGGAAGAATGGTCACTTCATCAACATCGATCAGACCGATGTGGCTCAGCAGTATTCCGACAACAAAAACAAAGAGCAGCCGGCCAACGACTGGCGCTACGGAGGTTAAATCGTGAAGAACCTAACAGCTGATAAATGTAGGGAATGGATTGATATTTTTACTGAGCTTGAGAAAGACGATGCCATAAGTATTGCTGGCGAGGCACACCTCCAGGCTTACCGGATTGCACTCCCCATACTGGAGCAGCAGGAGCGGGGTGATGGCTGGATTGAGTGGGGTGGTGGTGATTGCCCGGTAGAACGTATGGCGATTGTTGAGGTTAAGTTCACTCAGACACCTCAAGGCGAGGGTATTGCGCACTGGTGGGACTGGCATCACGAGGAAGGTGAAAACAACATCATCGCCTACCGCATCATCCCGGAGCAGCCCACCAATCAGAACGGAGAGCAGTGATATGAGTGACTGGATTAAGTGCAGTGAACGGATGCCACCGAGCAGGACTGGCGTTCTGGTTGGCTGCAGGTTTGGTAAAGAGTGGGCTATGAAGTGGGCGACACGTATTCATGGTCATCCAGACGCAAGCCCAGAGGGCTGGTTGATCCCAGGCGCTTCATGGGTACCAACACACTGGCAACCACTGCCGCCACCACCGGAGGAAGCATGACAAGCAGAGAGCAGTTTGAAGCGTGGTGGAAATCCGAGGAGCATGACCTTCACCATAATCCGCACAGCCCCTTTAAACGATTTGCATGGGACGCGTGGCAGGCATCACGTGAGGTAATAGAAATCGAAGTTCCCTCATCAGAGCACGAAGAAGGTTCTGACTATTGGTTTGACGATACCTTTCAGCCTCTGCGTTATGAGCGTGACATTGAAAGAGAAATCGAGCGACACGGACTTAAGGTGAAATCATGAGCAACAGAGAGCAATTTGAAGCGTGGCTTACTTCGCTGCCCGGATTCGAGCTTGCTGATGTCGAAAAGCGCGATGACGGGAAATACAGTTACAGCGAAACAGAGTGGTGCTGGAAATCATGGAAGGCATCACGCGAAGCCATTGAGATTGTAATGCCAACCTCAGTTATCACTACCGAAGTCGGGCCTGCCATCTCGCATGAAAAGATGATTGCCCGGCTAGCAGTTAACGGATTAAAGGTGAAATCATGAACAACGTAATCCCCCTCAGACCTAAGCATCAACCCCTCAAAGACTCACACTCAGCGTTACTGACAGCCCTCAAGATGCTTCGTGAAGGCGGACACAGTAAGCAGAGCATTGACCTGTTGTTGAGCGCAGCAGCCGACAACATCCATGACTACGTGGAGACAATCGAAGGGAGGTAACAGTGCAGGACTTCTGTTTGCACACAACGACTCTCGGGCAATTCACCAGATTAATTTTCGACCTAGTATCCTCCGGCAAGAAATACCGCATCAAATTCTCCGAATGGCGTGACCAGCGCAGCATCCCTCAGAACTCACTTCAGCATATGTGGTACGCAGAGCTGAGCGCTTATCTCATTAAGCGCGGCAAAGCCTTTGCTACGCCTGAATGGGTCAAGGATGCGATGAAGCACACCTATCTCGGATATGAGACGCGGGAAATGGTCGATGTGATAACCGGTGACAGAACCCAAATCCAGACGCTGCGGCACACGTCGAGCCTCGACACTGCCGACATGCACCACTACCTCACTCAGGTTGAGGGCTGGGCGCTTAACGTTGGCTGCCGGCTGACTATCCCCGCGGACTCTGAATACCAGAAACTGAAGGACAAGCAGAATGAATAAGCTACCTCCCATCAAAGAGCGTCTCGAAACCATACGCAGCCTTTTAATTATCGAAGGTGCCGTAACCTCACGAGAAATCTATCTGCACATGATTCCCATGGGGTATGAGTACCGACACGTTGAAGCAGCAATTCAGGCCGGCTATCGAGACGGAACGCTGCACCGGCGGAAGCTTAAAAACAAATGCGGTTACGAGTATCGCCTGGCAGAGAAGTATCCACGCTGGGGGACACGATATTCACCAGAGGTTAAGCACCGCGCATTCCAGCGAAAAATAACGACCATCTGCAAAAAGCACAGCAAGGTATATCAGTTCGATCAGCTGCTGAAGACTGCAAGGGGGAATCATGCGAATGACGTGGTTTTGCCATGAGCCAGTAGACACTGAAACCGCTAACGAACTCCATTCCCGCTACGCCTCTCGCAACATAAAAACTCAGAAGACACTCGCAACCGACCCGCGCCTCTGGCTGGTCAGCGCGCTGCTGCCTGAGTTCAGGAACGAGCCAATACCGAGCAGGAAGTATAAAAACCCAATGTGGAGCTGAAGATGACAGCAAAGACCGATTACACATATCTGGACATGCTCATTCAAGAGCGCATTGCCGCAGGTAAAAATACATTCATGCAAATAGATGGTGGGAATGTCTATTCAGAGGCAGACCGGCTGGCAAAGGAAGCGGGCAGCCCAGCGTTCCGCATCATCGACCGGCGACTTCAGGCGCTGCGCAAGAAGGGGCTGATTCAGTACACAACAGCCGATAAGTGGACGGTGAATCATGCGTGAACGCTGCTGCCGCTGTCACATAACACTCACCTCAGAAGACAAGTATCACTACGGGGCTAACTGTGAAGCCTGTAATACGGACTATCTCTATGAAGAATATGAACGGGACCAGCCAATTAAGTCAGCCTACTGGCGATGGAGAGCGGTGTGCTTCTGCCTGCGCTTTCTGTTCTGTGGCGCTGCCAGAGTCGGTGGTTTATTGCTGCACAAGCTGCGAAATAAACCTGATGCAGGATCCCAATTACCGGATGTGCGGAGAGAGCCATGATTGAAGCCGCCAAATTAACTCACGACCAGCTTTGCGACATCGCCTGTAGATTTCTACAAACTAACGGCTTCAAAGTAGCTTTCCACGATAAGTTTCGCGCCTGGACTGCCTATGGAGAGCAGCCTGACGCGATCGGGTTCCGTAACGGAGCTTCGTGCCTGCTTGAAGCTAAATGCTCACGCAGTGACTTACTTGCCGACCGTAAAAAGCCATTCCGTATCGACCCATCCAAAGGCATGGGTGACTGGCGCTTTATGATTAGCGAGCCAGGAATTGTAGACGTTAGCGATTTACCCGATGGGTGGGGCTTGCTTCATGTCGTTAAAGGTCGAGTGAAAAAGGTTCATGGCTGGCCTGCAAATTGGTCATGGGTAAACCAAGAATCCAAGCCATTCCAGGCTAACAAGCAGGCTGAATGCGACATGATGTTTAGCGCGCTGCGCCGCATGGATATTCGCGGACACCTGAGCGAAATCTATGATGGGTTGCCGGTAGCCCCCGAGCTGAGGGAGGTTGCTAATGGCTAAAGGCACCAAACCGCCGAAGCCGAAGAAATGCAAATGCTGTCCTGAAAAGTTTACCCCCCGCAATAGCCTCCAGACCGTCTGTTCTCCCAAATGTGCCATCCAACTCGCTAACCAGATGTCTGAGCGCAAGCAAAAGCGCCTGGAGAAAGAGCAGCGCGCCGCATGGAGCAAACGCAAAGCCGATGTGAAGCCGTTAAGCCACTGGATGAACATGACCCAGCGGGCATTTAACGACTATATCAGGGCGCGGGACGGGAATATCTGCATCAGCTGTGGGAGCACAACAGCGGTCAGCTATCACGCTGGTCATTTTCGGACAACAGCAGCGGCTTCGCAGTTACGTTTCAACGAGGACAATGTTCACAGCCAGTGTGCAGCCTGCAACGTACATCACTCCGGCGCGATTGGTCCTTACCGTATCAACCTCATCACCAAAATCGGCCTTCAGCGCGTTCTGGCGCTCGAATCAAACAACGAACCTCACCGATACACCAGAGAAGAGCTGGACGCGATACGAGCGCGTTACAGGGCGGCTCTGCGTGAACTGAATAAGCAAAGAGAGGCAGCATGAACGAAATTCATTATCCCATTTCAACAGCGGCTGTTTTCGATGACTTCATATTTCCGATTCACCTGGAGGGTCCGGATCAGATTGAGCAGGAACTCGCTCTGGCGGTTGCATGGTTCAGTCGGTGGTGCAACGAAGAGAAGATGGTTGTGAAGGCAAAGATGCTGGTCAGCTTCTTGGGGCTTTACCTGACCTACGAGCAGTCTATGGAGCGTGCAGCATGACCGAATACCTCAGAGAGAAGTGGCATAAACTCCGTATCTACAAACGGCGCGGCGGCTTTGCAGTGGATTACCGGATAATCAGGAATATGGCGAAGATGATGGGGGTTAAGCATGCGCATTGAGCGTGACTATCAGCAAATCGTCAGGCTGTCAGGCGTCAGAACAGCAGCGGACATGCGCCGGTTATTCGGCAATGGCTGGAAGACCATCAACAAATCACAGCAGGCATGGGTCAGGCATCTGCTGGGCGTATGGGGCGATCACCTCGGTGGCGAAGACTACGACCGTGCAGAGGTTAATGTTATCGGGCGCCTGATGATGCGATGCGAATGGAGTGAGCAGAAGGGTAAGCAGATAGAGAAAATCGTGTCACAGCTGCATTGCGAAGGGCTACGGGGGGAGGAGTTATTCCGCAAGGCTCGTGACCTGCTTATCCCTCAGTCATCAACGGCAAACATCATTGCTCTCGCCAAAGAATCAGATGATGCTGCCTTTGTTGAATCAGTCATGGTAAAGACATTCGGAAGGGATAACCCGCTTCGGAACGTAGCCAGATTACGATACTGCAAGCGCAAGAGCGTGCAAAATATCGGCTCATCCCTGATTTATTACTGCAGCATCTCACCGAAAGAGGCACGAAACAGAATGGAATGGGCGATGGATATAATCGAAGGAGAAATGTTTTACGCAATTAAGCGAGAAATGGAGAAGGAGATTCTTAAAATTGCAGCCTGACAATAACAAATAGCACGAAATGACAAAGACAAAGGGCATGTAACCTGGCACATTAACGGCATGATCGGGAAGTGAAGCGAACAGATCGCGGCTTTACCGGTCAGTTGCATAAATGTGGATGCCAAAGAGCCTCGCGACCTCACCAGTCGGCGGGGCTTTTTTATTTCTATCCTCGATAGGGTATAAGATTCACCGCATACCCTATAGCGGGTAAGTAACATCACTAAACTATTTCAAAGGTCAGCCAAAGAGCTGGCCTTTCTCGTTTATCGCCCCTATCAATCAACTTCGACTCTCACCCTTTCCTGTGTGGCAGCGGGCGATCTTTTCTTCTGACTACCTACAGCACCGCCCGTAATCACGGAGGTGATATGAGTATCGATATGAGCAAACTGGCTTCAGGCGCGGCATACGGCGCATCTGCCGGGACGATTGCCAATGGTCTGTTGACCAGGCTGAGTCCCGATGAATGGAGTGCTGTTGGCGTCCTGGCCGGTATTCTGGTGGCGCTGTTCACACTCGGCATCAACTGGTATTACAAGCGCAAAGCCACACTGGCGCAGATTAAGGCGCTCCAGCGCTGGCCCACCGCACCCGGCCTCACCGAGGAATAACCCATGGCAATGTCAAATTCACTGCGGAACAAGCTGATCGCTACCGCAGGTGGCGGAGCCATGCTTATCGCTACGGTATTCCTCGGCGGCAAGGATGGTGTGGAAGGCCGCGTGTACGAGCCTTACAAAGATGTGGCGGGCGTCTGGACTGTCTGCGACGGCCACACCGGCACCGACATCATCAAAGGCAAGAAGTATACCGACCGCGAATGCGATCGCCTGATGTGGAATGACCTGCAGCCAGTTAAGAAAGCAGTCGACGGAATGGTAAAAATCCCACTGGGTGAATATCAGCGTGCCGCACTGTACAGCTTCACCTATAACGTTGGCACAAACGCGTTCTCGAAATCGACACTGCTTAAACGGCTAAATGCCGGTGATGTCGATGGTGCATGTGAAGAGCTGCGCCGCTGGATTTATGCGGGCGGACAGAAATGGCGTGGACTGATGAACCGCCGAGATATGGAGCGGACCATGTGCCTGGCGGAGAGTGCCGATGACCTTAAAGGCTAAGGTGCTTGCTGCACTCATCCTGCTGGCTCTGCTGCTGCTAGCCACCTCAGTAGCCTTCGCGCTTTATTACCGCGGCAATGCCATTGACTACAAGGCACAGCGTGACACCGCAACCAGCTATCTCAAGCTGGCTCATGACACCATCACCGATATGCAGACACGCCAGCGCGATGTGGCGGCACTCGATGAGAAATACACGAAGGAGCTAGCTGATGCTAAAGCCACTATCGATCAGCTGCATGATGATGTTGCTACTGGCAAGCGCCGGTTGCAGCTCAACGCCACCTGTGCGAAGCCATCTGCCACCGGCACCGCCAGCTTGGATGATGCAGCCAGCGCCCGACTTACTGACTCCGCTCAACGGGATTATTTCACCCTCAGAGAGCGAATCGAAGTCGCCGGAAAGCAAATAGCCGGATTGCAGCAGTACATCTACGAACAATGCCTGAAATAACCTGAGAGGAAAAACGATGTCTATCCGCGCAAAATTTCACTGCCATATCATCCAAAAGTCAGAGGATGGCTCGGCCTGTTTAGTTCGCCTGAGTGCGGTAACCACTGGCAGCGCTGAAAATGAACAGTGGTCAAAGTACACGCCGTCTGGCGACCTTAGCCTCAACATCTCTAACCCTGCAGCCTTCGATCAGTTTGAGCATGGCAAAGAGTACTTCATCGACATTAAACCGGTTGAGTGATTAAAAATTCTAAATCAATGAATTTAACGTTGGTTAAGAATTATCTTAAGTGTAAATTATTCCTCTACTTCAGTGGAGGAACAGGAAATGCATCAATTTTTAGCGGACGCAACGTTTCAAGTTATTGCAGGTGAATCACTTGGTAGTGGCTTCAGCTTTGTGCGGGAGGATTTAGTGGTAACAAACCTCCATGTTGTTGCCTCCTGCTGTGATCTGCAAGCAATGCAGCAAATCAGCCCGGTGATCATTTGCACTGAGGCTAATGAGCGTATCAATGTTCGAATTTTGCATATTGATGGCGAAAATGACTTTGCAATCATGAAATTATCATCCCCACTTCCTGATGGCAGGACTGTGCTTCAACAATCCCGCGAATTTACGCCAACTCGAGGAAAGAAATGCATTTTTGCCGGTTATCCACACGGCATTCCTCAACTGCTTACAAACGAAGGTATTATCTCAGCTCCGCTGGAATATGGACGATTTGCTCTTGATGGAATGGTGAATGGAGGTAACTCTGGAGGGCCTATCATTGATCGTGAGACGGGTGAGGCAATAGGTATCGTAACTCAGCGTAGATATTTGATGGGTGATCAGGCAGATGCTTTTGGCCAAGAGATATCTCAACTTCGTCAGTATCTTAGTGCTGCAAGCCAGCATGGTCGTGCGGAAATCATGGGCGTGAATTTTGGACAAATGGCAGATTTGTTCGGTAGGTCTTTACAGATTGTCTCTGACATGATGTCCAAAAATGCGAATTCAGGTATAGGGATTGGTTTCTCTATGCAGCCCATTATAGATGCAATCAATGGCATCCCATCAAGATAAACAGGCCGGCGTACAATTAAGGCAATTGAAAGTGGTACCAATCCCAAGGCGCATTTGCGAGTGCGCCTGATGATGAATCTCTCCGACAAGGGGTAACGGGTAGCCACGCTGTGAAGCGTCGTGAAGCTGGCTTATACTGCCATTTGAATAACGGATAGGAGAGCCAATGAAACTGTCATTCAGAAATGCCGCTTTACCTTTCGGTGAAAGAATAAAAACGACTTTCATAGCAGGAGATACAGAGCGGGCTAGCTCTATATATGCATTTATCACTGGACCAGCGGCAGAAATCGAGCGTACCAACGACAATGCAGACCCAAATGGCGTGTGGTCTATAAAATTTGATGGATCTGCAAAGATTAATTTTGAGCGTGGTGTTTATCATTTTAGAAGCGCAACGGTGATACAAAGAGGCACATCTTATGAGATGTTCGTTACTGTCATGTTCAGGGATACCCCTACCGGAGAGCGTTTAATTTACACCATCAAAGAATTGTAACCGCCTCCGGGCGGTTTTTTTATTGGAGTGAATATGAAGATTCGACTTACCGTCAGCGGCCTGGAGTATGCATCTGACGAAGGGCTTCATACCGCAACGGCTGAGGTCGTCGTAAAGCGTGGCAGGAATGAGATTGTCCGCGATACCTTCAATGGTAAATCTGCAGGTGATTACTCCCGCACATATAACGTGAAGGATGGCAAAGGCGATCTGGATGTGACCTATACAACCGAGTCTCCTCACTTCCAGTGCAAGGCTGAGATTTTAGAAAGCGAATAAGGATTCCATATGGCATCACCAGATTGGGAAGCCATCGAGTCGGCTTACCGGGCTGGCTTGATGTCAGTAAGGGCGATTGGTGAAAAGCATGGCGTTAACCATGCCACCATTCTCAAAAGAGCAAACAAAGAAGGCTGGCAACGTGACCTGACAGAACAAGTCAGAACAGCCGTTAAAGCTAAGGTAACCAAATCGGTAACCAGCGGCGGTAACCAGTCACCAGTGGTTACTGATGCGCAGATTGTTGACCAGGCATCAGACGAAGCTGCCGCTGTAGTGATGGCTCACCGCGAGGGATTAGCCGCATGGCGTGGCATTACCAACAAGCTCCGTGACTTTCTCGAAGATGCTGAAATCACCGAAGACAATCACGCCTCAATGTCACGCTCAATCACTGCCGGTGTCGATGCTCAGATTAAGGTGATCAACGCCGAGCGTAAGGCCTACAACCTCGATAGCGAGGAAGGTAATAAGACGGTCGATGACCTGTCGAATCTGATGGATTCATTGTCTCAGGGGGCTTAATGAAACCTGAGTACATCAAGCTGCTATCCGATAAAGACTGGCGGCTGAATAATCTGTACTGGATCACCGACAAAGAGGGTAAGCCTCAGCGATTCCGGATGACGCCAGAGCAGCGCGAATACTTTGAAGGCATCCACACTCGCAATATCATCCTGAAGGCACGGCAACTTGGCTTTACGACAGAGGTGTGCATCATCCAGCTTGATGCGGCGCTCTTCGAGTCTGCCAAATGCGCGCTCATTGCACACACCCTCAACGATGCTAAGCGCCTGTTCCGGGAAAAGGTGAAGTACGCCTATGACCGGCTGCCGGCAGAAATCAGGGCTGCCAATCCGGCGAGCAATGATTCGGCGGGTGAGTTGGTATTCAGAAAGGGCGGGTCACTTTACGTCAGCACATCATTCCGCGGCGGTACGCTGCGTTTCCTGCACGTTTCCGAGTTCGGGAAGATATGCGCTAAGTTCCCCGACAAAGCGCGTGAGATTGTCACTGGTGCGTTTGAGGCGGTATCCAGCGATTGCTTCACCACTATTGAGAGCACAGCAGAAGGGCGGGCCAGTTACTTCTTTGATTACTGCCAGACTGCTGAGAAAGCTCAGTTGCAGGGAAAGGCGCTTTCGAATCTGGACTGGAAGTTTTTCTTCTTTTCCTGGTGGAAGAATCCCCTGTATGCAATCGACCCCGTAGAGCCTCTACCGCAACGCCTCGATGATTACTTTGACGATATCGAGCAGAAGCACGGCGTCATTCTCAATGATCGCCAGAAAGCCTGGTATTACGCCAAAGAGAAGACGCTCGGCGATGATATGAAGCGCGAGTACCCATCCATACCGGCTGAAGCTTTCGAGCAGTCAGTTGAGGGTGCTTACTACGCCAAGCAGTTCCGCTGGCTCTACACGAATAAAAGAGTTGGTGAGTTACCTGATAACTCTCATCAGCTGGTTCACACCTTCTGGGATATCGGGGTAGGCGACTCCACGGCCATCTGGTTTATTCGTGAGGTTGGTGATGAGTTTCATGTCATCGACTACTACGAGAACAGCGGTGAAGGTCTGCGGCACTACATAAAGGTGCTGAAAGACCGCGGCTATGAGTATGGCGATCACTGGGCGCCGCACGATATTGATAACCGTGAGTTTGCCGGGGATGGCAAGAGCCGCAAGCAGATAGCGTCAGAAGGATTTGAAATCGACGGCCAGGTTTATTCAATTCGCTTCAAGGTCGCACCAAAGCTTGGTGTTGATACCGGCATAGACTCCGTGCGTGAAATCCTCCCTAAGTGCGCCTTTGACGCGTCCAAATGTGAGCAGGGCATCTCTCATCTTGAGGGGTATCGCAAGGAGTGGGACGACAAGCGCGGTTGCTGGAAAGACAAACCCTTGCACGACTTCACATCGCACGGCGCTGATGCGTTCCGCTACTTTGCTGTGGCGAAAACGAATCACAAACAGACCGGCGCAATATTCTTCTAAGGAGCTCATCAGTGAGTGAACTAAGCAACGGGGAACAATTCCTTGTGAACGCCCTCGCTCATGAGATAGGGCGCCAGCGCATGATGTATGCCGGAAAGCCCGGTAACACCAAACGCACGAAGCTGTACGAGGAATTCGGTTATCCCGATGAACTTGGCTTCGACCAGTATTACCGAGCCTATGAGCGTAACCCTGTCGCATATGCCGCCGTGCATAAGCTGCTGGAGTCATGCTGGACGGATAAGCCGACGATTATCGACGGTGCCGAAAATAAGGAATCAACGGAAACCACTGATTGGGAAAAGGCTGCAACCAAGTTACTGAGCAAGCACTGGGCGAAAATCAAAGATGCTGACCGCCGCAATCTGGTTGGCAGATATTCAGCGCTGCTCATCCAGTTTAAAGATGGGCGCGAATGGAAAGAGCCAGTGGACACCGCCGTTGTTTCCCGGTTGCGCGATAAGGCGATCGTCAAACTCATCCCTGCGTGGGAATCACAGATTAAGCCGGGCAACTTCGACACAGACACCATGTCGAAAACCTACGGCGAACCAGTTAACTACCAGTTCAACGAGCAGCCAGTGGGTGATGATGGCAGTTACGGGCCCGTGCGCAGCGTTACGGTTCATCCTGACCGCGTCATCATCCTGTGCGAAGGCTCTGAAGATGAAAACATGCTATCAGGCGTGCCATTTCTGCGTGCTGGCTATAACAAACTACTGGACCTCGAAAAGATTTCCGGTGGTAGCGCTGAAGGCTTCCTGAAGAACGCCAGCCGCCAGCTGGGTATCAGCTTTGATGCTCAGACAGATATGGCGGCGATCGCCAAGATGGCGAAGGAAGCCGGTTACGAAAACCTAGGCGAAGCAATGAACGACAAGATGATGAAGCTGAATCGCGGTACTGATTCGGCTCTCGTCACACAGTCAGGTACCACATCAGTGCTGTCAGTTGCCGCTGCCGACCCTGCACCAAGCTGGACGGTCACGGCTAATGAGTTCTCATCATCAATACTTTCACCTTTCACAATATTATTTGGTCAGCAGACCGGCCGGCTTGCTTCTGACGAAGATAAAACCGATTGGGCTAAGCGCTGCAACGGTCGCCGCTGGGGACATCAAACGGCAGTAGTAACCAAATTCATTGAGCGCTGCTGGAAGACTGGAGTGATTGAGCCGCCGACATCAGGCGAGGTCACGCTGGCGTGGTCTGACTTACTCGCACCAAGTGAGAAAGAGAAGATAGCCAATATGCAGGCAATGGCCGCAGTAGCGAAAGATACCCAGCAGGCATTCGGCACCCCAGCCGTTGACGAAAATGAGGTGCGGACAGTTGGTGAACTTGAGCCACGCAAAGCGCCAGCCACGCCTGACCCAAACAAAAAATTAACCGATAAGGACCCGCTGACAGATGACGATGACAGCGAAAACCCGAATCGGGACGCCAATAGTACCCCGCAACAAAGCTGACCCGACGCAATCCGCACGGCCCGTTAACCGTATGTTCCGCGACATCGAGAACCGCTACTACCAGATTAAGGTAGCACTGAAGAAGCTATTCGATGAGCGTCTGACCGGGCAGGAAGGGGCCAGCAACACGCAGAGCTATGCGGTGCATGGCAACGTGATTTATCAGGTGAATGCCGGCACGTACATCTACGACATGTCGGCACCTCAACTGGCTGACCTGCTGCAGCGGGTTCAGTTAATCCTGGATGACTATCTGCTGGAAGGCGGCAGCAACAGTCTGTGGGCGCTTCAGTACGTCGCTGCAGAGTATGAGCGAGGCACTCATCAGGCTTTCACCAACCTGTCGGTACAGTCGCCCATCTACGAGCAGCAGACGACACTTCAGCAGTTGCTCAGTTCGGCTGCATATCAGAATCAGGTAGCAGCAGCTTATGTTTCGACATATAGCGACTGGCTGCTTGAGTCCGACCGGGCGCGTGGTGACCTGGCTAATGTGATTTCAGATGCAATTGGCCGCGGGATCAATCCAAAAGAAACGGCGCGCATCATCAGCCAGAGGCTTGACGTCTCAATGGCTCGGGCCAAGAACATGGCGCAGACCGAGCAGGTTGGTGCGCTTCGTAAGGCTCAGTGGCAGGAAACTGACTGGGCACGTGAACGGCTGGGACTGAATACTGCAGTTCTCTGGCTGTCGGCGCTAAAGCCTACAACGCGATCGTGGCACGCAGCCAGGCATGGCAGGACCTACACCACTGAAGAGGTTGAGGCCTTCTACGCCGAGAATGGTAACCGCTATCACTGCTACTGCAGCCAGATACCCGTAATTTTGGATGATAATGAAAAAATCGTTAATTCGGGTTTGGCTAACAAGTTGGCTAATGAGCGTAAAAATTGGAAAGCAGCCTTACAGTGATATTATGGCCTCAGTCATCAACAGCACGCGGGTGGGCAATGAGTAGCATTACTGCTTCTGAGGTTGGTTTATTCTTTTTATCTATCGCGACGCCTGTGATAACAGGCGTCATCACAGGCGTGGTCGCAGCAGGTTTCACTGCATATTTTGCCCTTACCCGATTTTATAGAGAAAAGTGGTGGGAGAAAAAGCATGTAGCTTATAATCAGTTAGTTGATGATTTGATTGAGCTTAAGTCATTATACGGGATGGCCTTATACTTTCATGAGGCCGAGTATAATGCAGGAAAAAATGATAAGTCTCGGCCTAAAGATCCAGTGGATTGGAGTAGGTTTCACCAAATACATAGGCAAATTCAACGTTATTATATTCTGGCTCCAATCTCTTTAAGCATTAAAACTAAAGATCTTCTGAATCGCTTTATGGAGCAAGATTCAATCTTAGAACACAGTGTTAGTGTCGATGGCTATCCAGAAGTCAGGGCTTATAGCGACATGGTAGGGGAAACGCAAAAAATCATCGATGCTATTGTTTTAGATGCAGAGAAAGAGCTTAAGTTTAGATAGTCATATTACCTAATCAATCCAGGTCGCTTAGGCGGCCTTTTTTATTGCCTGCAACTCCCCCATGAGGACACAGCATGAAACGCAATCGCGTTAACGTGCTGTCCGTCGTCAACTCTGCATCAAACATCACAACCGAAATCATCAACGGCAGGCCACACATTGTGGTCCGTGGCGTCACGCCTATCGTTGACGACATCGTGATGAACGGCAAGTTGTATACGGCAGCAGAAATCGCAAAGGGCTACAAAACCCTTGAGCGCACACCAATGCCTTTAGGGCATCCCAAAGTTGATGGCAAGCACGTCTCAGCTCGGGATGTTCAGGCGGTCAATGAATACCACGTAGGTGCATGGCTGCAGGATGTTGAGCATAAAGACGGCAAAGTCTCTGGCGACATGTACGTTGATCGCCGCTATGCCGAATCAACTGAGAAGGGCCAGCGGCTGGTCAATCGACTTGATGAAATGGCAGCACGTAAAAATGTTGAGCCAATCCACATTTCCACAGGGCTTCTTTACTCCGGCATCGCCGCTAATGGCGAGTCGAAGGGTAAGAAGTACCGCGAAATCGTCACCAACATGATTTTTGACCACGTAGCCAACCTGCTTGATGAACCGGGCGCCGGCACTCCAGAGGAAGGCGTCGGCATCTTCGTCAACTCCGATGGCTCCGAGCAGGAACTGGAAGTGGTGAACCTGGCTGAAGCCGAGACGCCAGATCCTGATTTACCGCAAGACCCCGCACTTAAAACACTTTTCAACCAGCTAAAGGCGTTTTTCAGCGCCAACAGCAATTCCGTCAAAGAGGAAGCAAACCCGATGAAAGAACTCATCACCAATGCGCTGAAAGCGAAAGGCATCGACGTTGAAGGTAAGTCCGATGCTGAGCTGATGGACGCTTACAACCAGATGGCAGCTGATGACGCTAAAGCGAAAGCCGAAGCCGATGAAAAGGCCAAGAAAGAGAAAGAAGAGGCTGATAAGAAAGCCAAAGAGACGGCAACGAACAGCGAACAAGCCCCGGCATGGTTCAAGCCGTTTGCCGACAAACTGACCACCATTGAAAGCGGCCTGGCGGTTAACGCCGATAAAGAAAAGGGCGAAAAGCGTAATGCCGTGAAGGCTAAGTTTGGCCTCGACGATCTGGCTGTAAACGCCCTCGATGGTGCTGCGCTGGATGGCTTGTATGCACAGTGCCAGACCACTACCGGCCTCAACGGTTCTTTCCGTCAGGTCAACTCAGATAAAACCCTCAGCGAAATGCCGGAGTAAATGATGGCTAAAGATGGAAAGCATGTAATTCACGCGGGCGGTGTATTCCCTAACCCGCTCCTGAATCGTGAAGGCGCAGCGGCAGCAGATACCAAGCCTGGCACTATCGGCTTCTTTGATGCGGGCAAGTTCACTGCATCGGTTGATGGTAATGAAGAAGCGATTCTTTATGTCGCCAACTACGACTATCTGCGCTGCCTGACTGTTGATGACAGCATTCCGGCAGGCGAACTGGTCGTGGGTATCCAGCCAATGCAGGGCATGTTCCTGAACGTACGCGCGGCGGCCGGCACCTACAAAAAAGGTCAGCCGCTTTCAATCGCTAATGGGCAGGTTAAAGCGCAAGCCGCTGACGAGTCCATTCGCTGCTTTGTAGAAGAAGACAAAGCCTATACCGCCGCTGCAGGTGACCTGCTGCGCGTTGTGATCAAGTAAGGAGCACCTGAATGTTTGTATTTTCCCGTTCTCTGGGCGAGCGCACTGGAAACCTCGAGGTTAACCAGTCGCAGTTTGCCGAACTGCAAATGGCGCGTAATGCGGGTGCTCAGGCTGCTGCCGATTTCCTCGGTCGCGTGCGTGGCATTAGTGAAGATGCCGGCCGTCTGGATGCCGTCAATGCTGTTGACGATATCCGCCGCCTCTATCGCGCTTTCGATACCACCGTTCTGGCCCAATTCGAGCCAACCACTCAGTTCACCCTGCTGAATGACCTGATGCCGCTGTCTCGATCAGTGCGCATTGAGCAGTCACGCTACGATTACGCTCGTACCGGTGGCCGTGGCTGGGCGCACACATCCATGTCCGGCCAGATTGGCGCGGCGCTGGATGCGAAGAGCTACACCTTTGACGGCACCATGGTTCCGGTGCACGACTCAGGCTTCAAGTTCACCTGGCGCGACCCAATCTTCAACAGCCCGTCGGCACTTCAGTCTCAGGCTGATGCGCAGCGTGGCTCTGTTGAAGACGTGCAGCGTCAGTACGTTGACTACATGTTCAACGGCTTCCGCGATTCAGAAGGCAACTACGTTAAGTTTGACGGCCTGACCTGGAAAGGCCTGAAGGCTGACGAGCGCGTTGCTCAGGTAACCCTGACCTTTAACTTTGCTACCAGCACCGATCCGGTAGCGCTGCGCACCAATGCGATCGCTCTGCGTGATGTGGTTCGCGTAACCAACAGCCAGTACGCACCGCAGACGTGGTACGTGTCGGCAGAGGTTATGTCGAACCTTGAGCGTTACTTCGACGTGAACGCAACCCGCACCGTGCTGGAAGAGCTCCTGAAGCTGTCGGGCATCGCGGCCATCAAAGAAGATGCGCAGCTGTCAGGTAACGAAATCCTGATTGTGCCACTGACTGCAGGCGTCATTGCTCCGATCGTCGGACAGGCTATCGGTACTGTTGCTGACCCTCGCCCGTTCTACAACAGCGATTATATCTGGCGCACATGGGGTGCGATGGGTCTGATGGTTAAGCAGGACATCAACAACAAGTACTCCGTTATTCACGCTTCGAGCTAAGGAAAAAACATGGCACTCGTAAAGGTATTGGTTTCAAACCTCTTTGCCGGTGCCGGCTTCCAGAAACTGGAGGCTGGTCAGGTTTATGACGTAGAGGATTCGGTCGCTGAAAAGTGGCTCGCACAGGGTAAAGCCGAAAAGACCACCGAGAAGAAAGGCGAGAAGCTGACCTTCGAAGTGGCTACACCGTCTGCACCTGTAAGCACTGACACTTCGGTGCTGCAATCGAAACTGGATGACGCTCTGGAGCAGGTTAAACAATTGCAGGATGCCGCTGTGAGCAAAGAGAAAGAGCACGCAGCAGCTCTGGAAGCAGAAACCAAGCGAGCTGACGATGCCGAAGCAGCGCTGGCAGCCGCAACCAAAAAGGATAAGTAACCATGGCAGCGCAGATAACGGCGGCGCAGGTTAAACAGCAGTTATCTGCGCTGGGTTACTCCGTCCCGGACTTCATGATTGATGCCTACCTGTGCAAGTTAGGCAATATCAGCATGTGCCTGGAGGCGGCTGGCTACGATGAATGCGATCTGATGCTGATTCAGGTGTACGCCGTGACGTTGATGGCTATCACCGCTTACAGCCAGCGCATCAAATCACAGTCAGCGCCTTCAGGGGCGTCCCGGTCATTCGATTACAGCGGTGATGTGAAGGCTATGCGCAACACTCTTGCCGCGCTGGATACGTCTGGCTGTACGTCATCACTGCCGATTGATGTAGGCAGCAGTGTTGGGTTCTTCGACGTCGTGGGAGGCTTCTGATGGCTACGGTATGCGCTAATCAGCGCCTGCCTAAGCCATTTAGCCGCGTATGGGTGAAAACGGATAGCGGGAAGGAGACGACTGCTTACGTTAACGCTGCGGGTGAGTGGCGCATTAACTGCCCACGCATTGCGGCTGAGAATCCCACTGTCGTTAGCTGGAGGGAATGAAGTGAGCTCACTTGCTGCGTGGAGTTACACCGCGCCGTGCACCATCTGGCGCAATCTTGGTATTGATGAGTATGGAGACTCTCTTGGCTGGTCAGCGCCCGAAGTAATTATGTGCGATTACGGTGGTGGTTTATCCGCGAGGATTGGCAGTATCGGCACTGAAATCGTCGTGAAAAACACTTTCTGGAGTGAGTTTTCAGAAGCGAAGAAGGGTGATTATCTGCTGATTGGAGAATCTTCTGAAGCTGAGCCACTGGCCGCTGGTGCTGACGAGGTGATGCAGGTCATCCGGTATGCTGACACATTCGAGCGAACCGCAGACGACTTCGCAATTCTGACTGGAGTCTGATATGGGCGTGAAAGTTAAAGGGGTGAGACAGGCCCAGCAGAACCTCAACGCACTGATTGGCGACATTCAGGGCAGGAAGGCTGTCAGGGCTATTCAGAGCGCATTAATCATCGGTTCTTCACAGGCAGCACTGTATACGCCGATCGACACGTCCACGCTCATCAACAGCCAGTATCGAGAGCTCGACATCAAAGGCGCGCGTCTAACCGGGCGGGTTGGCTACTCGGCTAACTATGCGGTTTATGTTCACGATCCGAATGTGCCTCAGACCTTTCGACGGGCGACAGCACAGAAGGAGTTTTTGACCAAAGGCTTCGAGGATACCCGCGACCTCATCGACCGCACCATTAAAAAGGAGATGAGCTTGTGAATCCTCCAATGCATACCAGGGTGAAGAATTACCTTAGCGATGCAGGACTCACTGACGGCTTTCAGGTGCAGCTCCTGATGTGGAATGACACCGGCAGTCTGTCCGATCCCTTCATGGTTTTCCGGCCCAATGGCGGCTCAGCCATTCGTAATCAGCTTGGTGGTGAATATTACGTACTGCTCGACGTAATCGGTGCCAAAGGCGGAAACGGCGCGGTAGATGAGCGAGTACAGGCCATCATTGATTACGTCCAGCAAAACCCTATGACTGACGCCTGTGTCGGTTATCTCCAGAACCTCGGCGGCATCCCTTCGCCAGTTCCAACAGCCGAAGGCCGCCTGGTCTATCGGCTCCAGTTTGTTGCCACTTTCGGCAGCTAGATAAACGTCAAAGAGGAATTACCCATGGCAGATTGCCAGAACAGCAACGAACGTTTGTTCGGTGGCGCCGTTGTGCTCGAAGTGGCTGACGGTTGCCCCGATCAGGTGCCGCAGGAGTCGGAGTGGAAAGCGCTGGCGGCCGGCACATCAAAGGGCTTCGACTTCAGCCCGAACACGGTAACTAGTGATGCGGATGACGGCGGCGGTTATGTCGAAAACATCATTACTAACTCCGATTTCACCATCAGCTTTGAGGGTGAAGTGCGTAAGAAAGGCAAGCTGGATCAGTACGGCGTTGGGCGCTTCATCAAGTATTTCGCAGCCGAGCTGAAAGCACGACGTCAGCCTGGTCTTTGGGTGCGAATGGAATACGGCGAAGTGACCTTTCAGGGCTACATGGTCATCACCGCCCTTAGCTCTGACGGTGGCACAAATGACATTGTGACATTCACAACTGAGTTCAAAGTTGGTGACGCCAGCACGATTCAGGTTATCGACACTGATGAAACAGTACCGGCTACTGGCGTTACAGTTACCCCGGCCACTACCACAGTCGTAGTTGGTGCAACTCGCCAGCTGACCGGCACAGTGTTACCAGCTGATGCAACTGACAAGTCCGGCACATGGACAACGTCAGATGCTACGAAAGCAACCGTCAGCAGCACCGGCCTGGTTACTGGCGTGGCCGCCGGCACAGCGACCATCACGTTCACTTCGACTGATGGCGGATTTACCGCTACCTGCGCAGTTACAGTGACAGGCTCGTAACCACTACAAAGGGCGGTTACGACTGCCCTTGATAATGATTATGGAGGCTTAATGACACCCTGGAAGGAAATAGGCGAGTGCCTGATAAGCTATAGCGCAGAGGAGTATTTCTTTCGCCCTTCCTTCGCGGCGATGTCACGAATCGGAACGCCAGAGGAAATCGTAGAGATTTTCTATGCGCTGCATAACGACGAAGCGACGCCACGCCTGAAAGCTCTGGCTGAGAACTATCAGGCTATCCCTGAGCATCAGCGCCGGTTCTATGCTGCATACAGTGGCAGTGATATAGCGCCAGCGTTCGCGCTTAAGTGGCTCCTATCTTCCGCATGCTCTAAAGCTGCGATATCGGCCGCAATGATTGTGCTGGCAGCCTGTTGTGACAGGGATGCCACTCCGCTGACTGGTGAGCTTGTGCCGGGAAAGACAGGGCGCCGCGCATTCGTCTATCGGCTAGGTGCAATGCCCGTAAGGGACATGGTGTTGATTGCTCAGTCCCTCATTCAGCATGGAATCATCGGTAAGGCAAAAGCCAGGAAGCTGCAGCGCCATGAAGGAAGTAACACATCTTCTGAATTCAATGCATTCGAGTACATCAGCGCGGCCCGAACCCATCTCGGCATGAGCAGGGAAGAGGCAGAGCAACTCACGATGACCGAGTTTCAGATGATGCTCGCCGCAAAGTTCCCTGAGCAGAAGGGTTTCACGAAAGATGAGTATGACGCCGTTGCGGATGATTATCTGGCAAGGAAGGCTAGGAAACTGGCAAATGGATAAGTAAACCCAGTCCAGATCGAAATTACTTAGCCTTTGAAAAATTGAATATTTGTATCAATAGCAAGCTAATGTGTATGAGAGATGCGGCGGACATGCCAATACAGATGCTAGGTAGCATTGGTATAGGAGTCTTACTTGTGGCCATCAAGAAAATGCCAACGAAGAAAACCATACCTAGCTCAACAAATGTCAATGCGTACAAAATTACAATCGAAGACATATAGCCATATGCTTTCAGCTTGTACATGTTTCGCCCGCCCAAGCCCATCATAAAAGTTAGAGCAGCTATCAGTATGGCTATTGTAGTACCTGAATACGATGCCATAGCTGCCCCCAAGGCATCCCTATGCTCAGAAAAGGAGATGCCTTCGGCAAGCCGGCGAATGATGTAGTAAGCCGCCACTACGAACGCATAAGGTATGGTAAAAAGTATGATCGCAGGGGTGATTTTTATGCGCATTCTAGCCCCTCTCCTTAAGCGTTTAGATTGTTAATTCGTCTCCGAACATGTTTGCAAAACATTCTACAATAATCGGCTTCATCCTGATGTAGCAAGTTGCCATTTCCAACGCTAAATCTTCGTTAGTGGAACGATAAAGGTTAGCGCTTATCTGACCTTTGTTAGACAAGTAAAATTCCGTTAGCAAGTCAGCGGCCTCTTCCTTACCTTTAAGCAAAATGCTTTCATGTTGCTCGTCAATGTTATCAATGATTTCCTTGGCAAAGCCTTTTATGTTACGCATTCTTTTAGGCTTAATTGTGATTTCAATGCCTTCAAGAAGTTCTTCATCAATAGATTGTGCGCCAAGCGTTCGAAGCACAGGACCAAGTAACCTTGAAGCTGACTCGACTCTAATGGTAGTTCTGCCGATAAACTGCATGTTCATCGCATCATCTTTAGTGATGTCGCGCATGAGTGGCTCAATAGATAACTTATGACCATCAGGAATTTTACAGCGGGCGTTTATATATGCTGTTAGCTCTCTGACGCTCGGCCCATAAAGCGTCTTTGCGAACCCAATAACGTTTCCGTTGATATAAAGAAATGAAGGAAACCCGAGCGATTCATCTGAGCTCAATGAGCTTCGAATCTCATCTACGGAAAAGGTTTTCCGGTTTATCCTTTTTACGAGATCTGAGTCAAACGTCTTTGTAATGAGGAAGGACTCTCCAGAAATGTGGTGAGCAAAAACGTAATAGTCTTCTATCTGTTGAGAATGATTTTTGGCATCGATAACTTGCTCAGATAAAAGCCTTAAGAAGTCTAGCGGAGTCTTCTTCCCTGAGTTTTTATCAAGTGCGTAGATGGCGTTGAAGCTTAATTTCATTGTGGGTCCATAAATTAGCGTTGTGGCCGCTCCCTGCCATGTTGCATGTTATCTCAATGGCATTGGATGAGGTGATGAAGCGTATGATGACCAGGCGCTCTAGGAATCATCCTATCCTAGCTTTGTTTGTTCGCCCATCCTGATAGATGATCAGTGCTTATGTTTTCGTTACTTTTTTCCACACTGCTTGGTAGATTGAGTATCCACACTCAGCAAAGGAAAAAAAATGAAATTAGAAATCAGAAGCATTCATGGGCATGGAAAAGCTACAGAAGAGTATGTAATCATTGATGTTTTAAGTGATTGCGATGCTAAGTATTACATGGTTGCTGACACTACTTTTCAATCTGGTGGTATATCCAATAAAGTAAGACATACGCATTGGTTCTATCCAGCCGCCCTAAAAAAGGGAGACGTTTTAGTCTTGCATACTGGCACAGGAACGGATAGAAGCGACAAGCAAACAAACGGGGCAACCTATCATCAGAGATTCTGGGGCCTAAAATCTGCTGTATGGAATGATGATGGAGATGGTGCGCTACTTTTTGAGATTAATACTTGGAGAACTACCAAAGTTGCTGAGACGAAGTGAAATGAAGACCATCTTCGGGTGGCTTTTTGTTTTGCACCACCTTGCACCCACTCCATGCTAGGATTTATCCCACTGATACCAATGGGAATAGAGATGTGAAATTAGTTATAGCCGCTGTTGGCTTAATGGCGTGCTTTGTGGCACACGCTAACTTAGAAGGTGCCGCTGAAAATCTCAGCCGCTGCGTTACCACATATGCAGAAAGCCAACTCAAAACCACCAAGTCAGCAAGCAGCATCGCGGATGAAGCTTTTGAAAAATGTACCGCTGAACTCTCTAAGTACCATGACTCAATAGGCCCTGATAAAACGCAATGGTCTGGTTTAAATGCTCAACAAAAAGAAGCGATTACAAAAATGAGGGGCCAGACAACATCAAAAGTTCGCGAGAGTTTATCCTCACAGATTGTCACCTTCATCACTGAGTCGCGCAAAAGCTCTTAAGCTGCTTAACTGCGGGTTTTCTTGCTTCCCATTGCATCAGATCCGCTTTAGGATTATCGCCATACTTACTTATGGGGATAGGGATATGAAGAAGCTGATTTTTGGTGTGAGTCTTATTGTTGCGGCCGGTAACGCCTTTGCTGCAGATGATGAAAAAATAATTGAAGCGGTAGAGGAGAGCGTAAAGACAAGTTTCTTCCCTGCTGATGTCAAGGTTAACAGCGTAGAGGATGTAAGGTTTTTTCCAACAGGTGATGACACTGCTTATGCAAGATTCGGCAATGTTTGCGGAACTGCTTTTGTCAGCAAGGATGGAGTGAGTAAAAAATTAATATTCATCACCACTGTTGAAGAGAAATCATCTCGGATAAACATACACGACCCATCGTTCTATGATTTAGATAGCAACTCTGAAATAGCCAGAGAAGACCTCAAGAAAAGATGCAAATAAATCAACCCGCTAAGGCGGGTTTTTTATTGCCCGGAGAACATGATGGCAGAAAAAGTAGGTGAGCTTTATTACGAGGTTGACGTTGACATTGCTCCGTTGTTACAGGGATCAACTCAAGCTAGTGCAGCGCTCGACGGTATGGGTAGAGGGGCCAATAGAGCATCAAGTAATATCGATAACCTCGAACGATCTGCGCAAAAAACTAGTAAAGCAGTTGTCAGATCTGCAGATGAGGCCAGCCGTGCTTCAAAGGTAATGGAGTCACTTGGGAACCAGGTTGCAATACTTGAAGAGAGGCAGCAAAACGGTGCAAGGGCAGCTGTTATGTTGGCGGCTGAGCTTCAGGCGGGTTCTCAGGCAACCGTTGCGCAAAGGAAAGAAATTGCGGCGTTAGCTGGTCAGCTATATGACCTTAAGAATGCGCAAGACGTAGCTTCATCATCAACTGATAAGGCTGCTGCTTCATCTGGAAGGATGGAGATGATGATGAACAAAGTTGGTCTTGCTATCGCTGGCGCTTTCACTCTTCAGGCGGCTGGGCGAATAATTTCTATTGCGGATCAGATGTCGATATTAGAGGCCAGAGTTAGGCGGCTTTCTCCCTCCCTGGATGAAGCCAAGAGCACAATGGCTTCACTAAGTGCAATAGCCGCGCAAACCGGAAGCAGCCTCAGGGACACAGAGGCTCTATGGGAGAAGCTGGGTCAATCTTTAAAGTCAGCCGGGGTTGCAAACTCACAGATTCTTGCATTGACAGAAACCCTTCAGAAAATAGGTACTGTTGGTGGCTCATCAAGTCAAGAGATGACCTTGGCTCTGCGCCAGTTCGGACAGTCGCTTGATAAGGGGGTCATACAGGCAGAAGAGTTCAATTCTATTGTTGAGCAAATGCCTGAGTTGGCTCGTCAGATGGCGGCGGGCCTTGGCATCAGTGTCGGTGAGTTACGCAAGAGAATGCTTGAAGGGAAGCTGACAGCAGAAGATGCACTAAATGCCATCATGTCTCAAGCGGCCAAGGTCAGTGAAGAGTTCGACAAAATGCCCGTCAGCGTCGAGCGGGCAAAAAACAGTCTTGATGTCGCATTCAAGAATGTCATCTCAGATTTAAATCAGTCCATAGGCCTGACTCAATCACTGGCTAGCGCCATGACCCAGCTTTCAAACAACCTGAACTACTTCAATAAGAACGCCGGGGAAGCAGGAAGGCTTCCAAAGTTGCTTGAGCTTCAAAAGCAATATACAAGCGAGGTTCAGGAAGGGCAAAAATGGTGGGAGACGCAGTCTGTTTACCAACAGCGTGTTGGGCAGGCTGCTTTTAACCTGAAGAATACGGAATCCGAAATTAGAAGTATTCGAGCGGCCTCAACGAAGGAACTTGAAAGTCAGTCAAAAATTGTCATTCCGAAATCTACGACTGATAGTAAAGAAGCCAAAGACCTGGAGAAGAAGTCTCAGCGCCGCTTAGAGCTTTCGAAACTTGAAGGCCAGGCAAAGGCCCGGCTGCAGGCTCAATATGATGCTGAAGATGCCGGCATAACTGACAGTAAGCGCGTTAAGGCTCTGCAGGAAGAATACGCTGCCACTGAGAAAAACACATCTGCAACGAAAGCCGGAAATGCAGAAGCCAAGAGGTCTGCGTCTCAAGCGGAATCAGTAACGCAGAAGCTTGAAGCACTCAGAGCCAAGTCAGAGCAGGTTGGAGATACGACGAAGGAGCTGTCACGATCACAGGCTATTTTGGCGGCGGAGCAGTCATTAGGTAAGGGTGCTACAGATGCTCAGATAGAGCAGGCCGGGAAGTATGCAGCGAAGATTTGGGATCAGAACAACGCCCTCAAGCAGCAGGCCCAAATAAAGCAGGGCATGAAGTTTGCTCAGCAGGAAATTGCCGCCTCTCAGGTTATGCCGGATGCAGTTTCAGGTGCAGTTGAAAACCCCACTGCCCAGATTGATCTGCAAGAGCAACAGAAACTTGAGGCTTTAGCGAAGTATCAGGCACTGGATGTGCAGAATGCACAACTATATGAAGATGCTAAAACCGCTATTCAGCGACAGGCCGCCAATGCTCGTCAGCAGATAGCCGAAAGCGAAGCCAATATGCAGTCTCAGGCCATCTCATCCATTATCGGTTCAGTGTCGCAGGGATTTGATGGACTGGCCAACTTAGCCGCGGGAGCAGCAGGGAAAAGCAGCGGCGCATATCAGGCTATGTTCGCTCTGAGCAAAGGATTTGCCGTAGCTCAGGCTGCGCTTAACCTGCAGCTGGCAATTTCACAAGCCATGGCTGACCCAACCGCTTTAACTCCAGCTCAAAAGTTCGCTAACTATGCTGCGATTGCCAGTGCGGGCGCATCACTCCTGACCAGTATTGGCAGTATCTCTATGGGTGGCGCTCGCGAGCACGGCGGGCCCGTCAACGCCAGCAGCATGTATCGGGTAGGCGAAGGCGGTAAGCCTGAAATCTTCAAAGCCAGCAATGGCAGCCAGTACATGATTCCCGGCGATAACGGAAAGGTTATTAGCAATAGCGATCTTGGTGGGATGGGCGGAAGTGGGAGCACAATTCAACAGGAGGTTCATTTCCACATCACAACCACTAATGGCATTGATGATGCGACCATGAATAAAATGGCTGGGATGATGAAGCAGGTTGCGCTTTACCAGATAAAGGATCAGCAACGGCCTCGAGGTATGCTGAGCAAGGGGCGGTAAATGCTTGGTATAATATTCAACGTGATTAATTAAAAAAGGGATTAATGATGGATTATCAGATAGAAGACATTACGTCGTTTGACAACATGAACGGGTCGGGAATACTTGCAAAAGTGAGTTTCCTCTCTGACGACCACAATAAATCTATTGTCGTACACGTGAGACTGCCCCTTGATAAAAACGCCTCGTTGGCTGAAGTTGAGGTCAGAGCCTTGAGTGAGGCAAAGCAACAACTGAAAAGCCTCACATCTGAGTTTTAATTGCGCTTAAAAGCCACATAAAGACCCGCTACGGCGGGTTTTCTTTTATCCGGAGCACCCATGCCAGAAACTTTCACATGGAGCCCTCAAAAGGGCTTCACGGGCGACCGTACGCCTGATGTAGCCGTAGTTAAGCTGGGCGATGGTTATGAGCAACGGCAGGTTAAGGGTATCAACCCGTTAATGGGACGGTACCAGCTGACGTTCGTAGGCTTCGACGATGCTAAATGCTCCCGACCAAATGCAGCTAAAGCGGCCGACGCGTTCCTGAAAGCAAGGATGGCTGTTGAAGCGTTCTACTGGACGCCATCGGATACCGGCGTGCAAAGACTGTATGTGTGCCGGTCATGGTCGCTGAAGAAGACCGGCAATCAGCATGAACTGACGGCCACGTTTGAGCAGGTGCCACGATGAGAGACATACCAGCAGAACTAATCATCGAAAGCACTGACTCGGGTGTTGGCGCTATGCTCGACCTTTTCGAAGTGGACCTTCAGTCATTCGGCGGTGATGTTATTCGCTTCCATGCAGGCACGAACGGCTATTACGGCGACGTCATCTGGCAGGGCCGACAGTACTCAGCCTATCCGATCGCGGTTGAAGGTTTTGAAACCAAGTCAGAGGGCACATACTCGCGCCCGACGATGAAGGTAGCGAACATCACCGGTCTCATCACCGGTATCAACCACGACTTCGATGATGCATTGGGTGCGGTGGTGACGCGCCGTCAGGTGCTGGTAAAGCATCTCGATGCGGTGAATTTCCCGAATGGTAATGCAGCTGCAGATCCGACTATGGAAGCCGTGTCTCGTTACGTCATCGAGGAGATGGCGGAAGAGACATTCGAGACCGTGACATACAACCTCGCGACACCTGTTGACTGCGATAACGCCATTATACCGGCGCGAACCATTCTGGCGGATGTCTGCCAGTGGGTTTACCGCGGCGACGGCTGTGGCTATTCAGGCGGTCCGGTTGCTGATGAGAAAGATAATCCTACCTCGGACATGTCACGGGATAAATGCTCAAAGCATCTCACCGGCTGCCGCATGCGATTCCCTAAACCTGAGCCGCTGCCCTATGGCGGCTATCCCGGCTCTGCCAAGGTCTCCTGATGATTGAAGATGAATGCCTGGCATATGCAGCGTTATCCCGGGATGAAGTGTGTGGCCTGATTATTGATGACGCTCGGTTCATGCGTTGTGATAACCAGCACCCGGACCCGGGGCGAAACTTTCGCATAAGCGATACAGACTGGATGAGAGCAGAGGCGGCGGGAGAAATCACCGCCGTTTTTCATTCCCATCCGGAGCCAAAGCTTGTTCTGTCGGCTGCCGACAGGGTAGCGCAGATATCAACCGGAGTTGAGTGGTGGCTGGCAAGCGCCGGCAGGCTTCGAAAGTACCGACCGGTACCGCATTTGCTGGGCCGCCGGTTCGATCATGGCGTGATGGATTGCTACACGCTTTTCCGGGACGCCTACCACCTGTGCGGTATCGACCTCCCAGACTTCGAGCGCACTAATGGATGGTGGGTTAGGGGTGAGAACCTCTACCTGAAGAATATGGCTGCCAACGGATTTTACGAAGTTACTCCGACCGACATTCTGCCGGGGGACGTCATCATTCGGCGCGCCTTCCCTGAATCAGACCCTTGCCACGCAATGCTCTGGCTCGGGGACAACACCGTACTCCATCACGAACTGGCCGGGCGCCTCAGCCGCCGCGAACCATACCGGCAAGCCTATGTAAGCCTGACGCACTCTATATGGAGGCATGAACAATGCTCATCTTTAGATTTGCGGGGAATCTCCGACGACATTTCCGCCAAATCACTCTGAACGTCGATACACCCTCGCAAGGCTTGCGCCTTCTGCTTGCTCAATGCCCCGAATTCAAACGCGATTTCTATAAAACCCGACTACGCCTTCGCATCGATGGCGGTGACGTGTCACAGGATAACCTCGAATTCCACATGAACCGGCACCTCAAAGACGGTGCGACAGTCCTATTCGTGCCGATTGTTGAAGGGGCAATCAGCGCCGTAGCTGCAGTTTGGATCATGGTGGCCGTCACGGTAGCCTCGGTAGCTTACTCGCTCTATATGACCTCACACATGAAGACGCAGAGCGCCGCAGACCAGGACACAAATTCCATTACCAACAACTCTTTCACCAGCGCAGAGAACCGAATCGGCCAGGGCCGGGCGGTTCCAATACTGCTTGGCGAAATGGTGGTTGGCAGTAACGTTACCTCTCTCGGTATTGATACCAGCAACAATCAGGACTGGGATATTTCCATCAGTTAAGGTGAAAGCATGAGCTCAGGCGGCGGTGGCGGAAGCACTCCAAAACTTATCGACGACAACCTCAAATCAAAGCAATTTCTCAAAGTCCTCGATCTCATTTCAGAAGGACCGATTTACGGCCCGGTAGACCAGAACCACCTTTCCTCGTTCATGCTGAATAAGACGCCCGTTACTGATGCGGCTGGTAACGTAACAATCAACGGAGTCAGCGTGGCGTGGCGGCCGGGCTCTGCAAATCAGTCCCCGATCACCGGCTTTGACGCGATTGAAGCAACCACTATCGTTAATACGGACGTAACGCAGAGCACACCGCTGGTGCGCACGGTAACTGATACTGATGTGACCCGGGTGCGAATGAACATCGGTGTAACCGGTCTGGTAGAGCAGGATACCAAAGGAAACCAGCACGAAACCTCGGTGACTATGGTAATCGAGACGCGCAATGGGTCTGCTGGTTCATGGAATATCCAGAAGACAGTGACTATCAGCGGGAAAATATCAGGCGAGTACCTTGAGGCGCACATCATCGATGCTCCGGTGCAGAAGCCATTTGATATCCGTCTGCGCCGCGTCACTGCTGACAGCTCCAGCGACCTGCTTACTAATGGAACCATCTGGAACAGCTTTACTGAAATTACCGACGATAGTCTGTCATACCCATATTCAGCCGTAGCCGGCGCCGTGATTGACCGGGACCAGTACACCGACACGCCAACCCGCACATATCATTTGCGAGGGATTATTGTTGATGTGCCGGATAACTATGACCCGATCGCCAGAACATACACTGGCATCTGGACCGGTGGGTTTAAATCCGCATGGACCAATAACCCAGCATGGCTGTTTCGAGCCTTAGTAAAAAATACGCGCTATGGACTGGCTCGCCGGGCCGGATACATCGATGTTGATGATGGCAGCCTGTATGTCCTGTCTCAGTTCTGCGATCAGCTTGTCGATGATGGCTATGGCGGCAAAGAACCACGCTTCACCCTGAACGCTTATATCACTGAGCAATCCAGCGCCCGCGACATTCTCGATAAGATTGCAGGCATGTTCCGCGGCATTGCCCTGTGGGACGGCATGCGTTTCTCAATCATGCTGGACAACCCGCAGGACCCGGTGGCAGCTGTAACCAACGCCAGCGTTGTGGACGGGTTGTTTACTTACAGCTCCATGAAACGCTCAGAGCGCTTTAACGCCGTGGTGGTGTCATGGACTGACCCAAACAACGGATGGGAACAGGTCAAAGAATACGTCTCTGATGACCAGATGATCGACCGGTACGGCTATAACGAAACGACGCTGGAAGCCTTCGGTTGCACCTCCCGCGGGCAAGCTTTCCGGGCCGGAAAATGGCTGCTGGAAACCTGCAAGAGAGAGACCAAAAAAGTCACTTTCAAGATGGCGCGAGATGCTATCGCCTTCATCCCGGGCGATGTCATTGAGGTCATGGATAATGACTATGCCGCCACCCGGCTTGGCGGTCGCATCATTTCTCATAGCGGCGCCGTGATAACAGTGGATGCCGATGTTTCATCTCTGGCCGGCGGCGGCGACACAATGTCGCTGATGGGCTCGAATGGCAAATTCACCCGCTATCAGATTGCCTCAGTCTCAGGGCGTATTATCACCCTGCGAACTGCGCCGAACTGGGTTAAAGACGGAACGATATTCGTCATCTCTACCGGTGACGTGGCAACGCGCCTGTTTCGCGTTATGGGAGTCTCTGAAGACGAAAATAACTCTGTCTATAGCATCTCAGCAACGCTCTATGACCCGAACAAGCAGGCAGTGGTGGATGATGGCGCGGTATTCGAAATGCCTAACGATACCCTGAATGGATATCGTGTTCCGAACATCGAAAACCTGCGGATCATTAACGTAAACAGCGAGACTATTCAGGTCACAGCAACCTGGCAGACAGCGACGCTGACCAAGAAGATCGTGTTCGAACTCTATGTTTATAACGCGGACGGGAAGGTAGTTGCTCAGTACGAAACAGACCAGTTTCGCTATGACTTCTATGGACTGGATGCCGGCATCTATACGCTGGGCGTGCGTGGCCGCAATGAGAATGGTATGAAGGGTGCCGAAACTCAGGTCAGCCTGGTGATTGGCGCGCCTTCTGCACCTTCTTTCATTCAGTGGACGCCAGGCATCTTCTCTGCCGATATCGTGCCGGTGATGAATGTCAGCGCAACAACAGATACGACATTCGAATTTTGGTACACAGGTGAGGTGCCGGCCAGCTCAATCGGTGCGGTTGAGACAGAGGCACAGTTTCTAGGCAGGGCTTCTCAGTGGACTTTGCATGGCCTGAAGGCTGACAAAACCTACTACATGTACGTCAGGACCAAAAACGCGTTTGGCGTCTCGTCTTTTGTGCAGGTATCGGGTCAGGCATCTTCCGACATCCCAGGCATGATTGATTACATCGATAAGGCGATAAGAGATTCGGAAGCATTCGACCGTCTTACTTCCAACATTGATACGAACATTGAGGGGATACTGCAGAACGCCCTGAACCTTGATGCATCTGTCGATCACCAATTCGAAGCTTACGGACGCAACCGCGCCGATATAATCTCTGTAAGCCAGACGGTTGCCGACAACGACAGCGCCTACGCTCAGAAGTTTGAGCAAATTCAGGCGCAGTCAGACCAGAACACAGCATCTGTGCAACAGGTTTCCAGCGCTTACTCTGACCTTAGCGGCAAACTTTCTGCCCAGTGGGGCGTGAAGGTGCAGGTAGACAATAACGGCAACAAATACGTTGCTGGCATGCAGTTGGGTGTTGAAGGGAATGGCGGTACAACTCAATCCTTTGCTTTGTTCAGTGCCGATAACTTTGGCATCTACAACACCACCAACGGCACCTATCAGCTCGCATTCACCGCCGTTAACGGACAGGTGTTTATGCGGGACGCCTTCATTAACTATGCCTCGATTACGCTTGCCAAGGTTGGCTCGTGGTATTCGTCGAATTACGTCGCCGGTCAGACAGGGACGATCATGCGCTCCGATGGTTCATTTGAGCTAAACGGGCCAGTTTCAGGTCAAGGCAAGTTTGTAGTGGATAACAGAGGGGCCGCCTGGTACAACGCTAGCGGTCAGTTGGTGTGCTCAATGGGGATTCAGAGGTAATGGCAGGATTTCAGGCTTTTATTAACGAAACCTCTTTTGATGCTGTAAACGCCATGTCATACAATTTTATTGCTGACGTGGCGTCAGTATCAGGAACGGGCAGCAAAAGTTATAGCTTGCCGGGGTTCTCAATAAGCGCAGCGATTATTGGCGGAAGAACTTCAGCGGGAACAAGCAATATAACTTACACGGTATCTGTTTCCGGCCAGACGGTCTCATGGGCAGGGGTTGATATAGTCTCAAAGTTAATCGTAACCGCTACACCAACTACAACGTTGAGCTATGCAGGATTCGTATATAACGACTACTCAGTCAATCCACCGATATTCAAACTTGCACCGACATTCACACCCTTTAACCTTGTTCAGGTAATCGATCTTACACCATCCTTTAGTCAGGTTGTGCAGACCAACGTTCCGGTCAGTACTCCCTTGATAGCATTTCACAGGAGCCTGGCGGCATCTGGATTCAATCACGTGTGGTGGAATGAGATTAATCAGAATGGGTACTGGGCGCTTCAGTTCAGGCCTAACTTTGGTTACCCGATGACCGCAACCCGAATTTATGTTTTTGCCAAGATGATGGTGAATGTACCTTCAGGTGGCTTCTTCATGTACAACAATGGTCAGATGGTCTGGCACAGCAATTGTCTTCCCTTGCAGATGCAGACTGGCTCAACAACTAATGCGGGCCAGCCGGTTGCATCTACCAGCGGTGTTTCGGTTGTGGTCAGTCAGCCCTTTGACCCTGCCTTCCCAAATACAGGCGTAACGCTGTATAACTGCTACAGCGGGGGAGTGAATAGTTCGGGCAACTATGAGGCTAGCGGTGGCGATCTATTTTCATCTTCAAACTATCAGGTCCCACAGGGTAGGCCGCCGAGTTATTCATGCGGCCCTCCGGGATTTATATACTGCAATGTATATGACTCTTACTACAGGCAGGCGCTAGGGGTTTAATCGATCGCATGCTGCCGTGTCGGTAAACTGTGATTTGTCTGTCCATGTATAAAAAGGCTTGCCAGCAAGGTACTTTCCTTCCTCGACTTTAAAAACTGCAATGTCGTACTTTTGTTTATAGATAACAGCTTCGTTATAGCAGATGGGGGGCGAGTTAGAGACGCAAGCTGAAAGAGTCATTGCAACACAAATGATAGTCATTACCTTTTTCATTTAAATATCCTTTTTTGATTATGTGCAGATTTTAGATCATGCACTGACTGTGTGATTAAGTGAATTGAAAAGAAGCTTGGCTTTATTTTGCTTAATTGAAAAAAACTGGAAAACATTCCAAATAACGCCCGGCCATCGCGCCGGGTTTTTTATTGCCCGGAGAAAGCTATGCCAGCAGGCACTATTGCACTAACCAACAACTCAACAGCAGTTACCGGCTCAGGCACTAATTTTTCCTCTGAGCTGAAGGCTAACGATTTTATTGTCACCGTTGTAGGCGGCGTGACTTACACACTTGGCGTGCAGTCAGTTAACTCAGCCACAAGCGTGACACTGACTACGGCATACAATGGGCCGACCACCTCAGGTGTTGCCTGGACGGCTTTGCCAAATTCGGCATCAGTCTCAATCACTGCACAGGTTGCAGCAGATGTCGCCAAGGCGATACGCGGACTAAATCTCGACAAGGCAAACTGGCAGCAGGTATACAGTTCTTCAGGAAGCATAACTGTTGCCCTGCCGGATGGAAGTCAGTTTATCGGCCCAAGCTGGAAGTATATGGCCGACCAGTATTCCAGCAAGGCAAACACATCTGAAGTTTTACTAAAGAGCGACAACCTTTCTTCGGTAGCCAATAAGACTGCCGCGTTGAATAACCTTGGATACTCGATAACAAGAAGCGGGAATAACGTTATCAGAAGCAGTAACGGTGTGATAGAGATGGATTTCCTGATAGGTGCAACAGTAGCCGTTGGCGCATTCAACCCCCAGACGGTAGGCGGAATAACATATTACACGCACTTTTATAAATTCAACCTCCCTCAGGCCATGCCAAATGGCATTCTCGTGGCACTGATAACCCTCGTTGGGGATAGGTTTGGAAATCAGAATCCTGGCTATAACGCTGATGTCAAGGTAAGCCGGGATAAGGATGACGGGAGCGGATTGTTGACCAGCTATTTAACTGTTTCAGTTAAATCACCCCAGACCGGGTGGTTTCCTTACTTTAACATCAGGGTAGTAGGATTTTGATATGAAAATATATTACAGCCTTAATAGTCAGGGCTTCTATCCAGAAGAAATGTTCGATGATTACAAAGCAGCTGGCAGTCTTCCTGACGACCTGAATGAAATCAGCCAAAAAAAATACGAAGCGTTTTTTAATCCACCGGAAGGATATGGTGCCGTTTTTGACGAAAAAGGACCCCGCATAACGAAATTGCCAGGCATCGATCATATCGCTGTTGCAGAAAATCAGCGACAAATCAGACTTGCAGAGATAGGTCCCGCTACGTCTACGCTCCAGACAAAGCTTCTTATGGGGCGGAAGCTTACTGCTGAAGAATCATCAAAGTTAAATTCATGGATGGATTATAGCGACCAGCTCAACGAGTTAGATATTTCCGGCGCGCCAGAGATTAGCTGGCCAGATAAGCCCCAAGAAAAAAGCCCGCATTAAGCGGGCCAATCATTCGGATGTTGTTGTTTCTGGTTATATATACTGCTGTGTGCGAAGAGCATCATAGGCTTTAGTTGCACAATTAGTAACCTCTGAGATGAGATATAGAATAGGCTCACTGACTCAAGGCCATTGAAAGCTGAGGTTTCTTCTATCAATGCCAGTTAATAAACGTATGAGGCAGGCATAAAAAAGCCCGGCGACCGGGCAATGACTCAGCCGCTCCTGTCTGAGCAGGTTGCGGGGTGGGTAATTTGATATTAGTCATCACTGAAACTGTGGGCAAAAAAATACCCGCCCCCCAATGAACAGGGCAGGTACAAAGTGAGGTGAAGCTCTCGAACGCGCAAAGGCGTTCTGTTATTTTTAGGCTCTCTACTGTGCTTGCAAGAAGGACGTAGGGTGGATTTCACTTCTTGCCGGATGGGAGTTGCATCCATTCACCTTCCACATTAAAAATTTTATTCATAAACAATTCAACAACAAGCGTAAGCGGTAAAAAAATTCAGTTCGAAGAATTATGTTGACCTATCGTTCGGAGAAGTTAGGAAAGCCTGCTCGTTAAGTAATTTAGTACCGCAAGTAACCCGATGAGAAACATCTTGTACTGCCAGCAAGATTTTTAAAAGTATCCTATGCTTAAAAAGCCCTTAATTTATTAGAGATTATTATGACTAGTCACAGAGGTGGAGCAGGTAATTTCGCGGCCAATCCAGAGAGAGCTGTAGAGGCCGGACGAAAGGGAGGAGCCATCAGTGGAGGAAACTTCAAGAATGACCCAGAGCGGGCAGTTATCGCAGGTCGAAAAGGCGGTATTAAAAGCCGTAGAAAGTAATTGTTTGTAAGTTAGGATGTTGTGAGGCTGGACTTCACAGCATCTGAAGAAAAAACAGCCTTATCTCGAATTCTCAGCAACTACCCCTCTTTTACAAATCACACAACTGGTCAGCCTTGATCAAAACCACCGATCGATATTACTGTTTATGCATACAGTATTTATCAATGGAGGATTCTCATCATGGCGCGTACCGACGACATTCTTTTTGCATTCACTCAGTCCATTAAGATGGAGGAGAGCGGCCGGCGAACCATAACTACGCGTGACTTCGTGGCCGCGCTTGAGCGTTACAACTGGCGCATGTCACTACGTGAAGCTAATCAGTGGATCGAGAATTACACTCATAACTTTCGTGATATTTCCACAGAAGAGGGCGAGGCTCGCACCTTCCAGATGTTCAACCCGAACGGGGGCATCTGACATGGGCTTTCCATCTCCTGCGCAGGACCATATTGAGCAGCGTCTTAACCTGAACAGTATCCTTATGCCGAACCCGGCCAATATGATGCGCATTGAAACGCCGGAGGGATTCGTGCTGGTTGACCGTTCTGCCCGGATGAAGCCTGGCGACACCGTTGCATATCAGCTTGAGGATTACCCGCAGATTGGGAAATTGTTCCCCAGCGGCATCATCACTCAGGATGGCGAGACGATCGACGGTCAGGGGCTTGATGGGGTAGTGGTGCTGGGGAAGGTGACGGCCGAAGTGCTGGCTGTGTATGAGCCATACCGGCCGACTATTTAGGCGTTAAGCGTCTTTTCCATCAAGCCAGTCCGCCCAGTGCTGCATCATCTCTCTGCGGTTATTAAGGTACTGGGCGTGGTTATAAATGCCTCGGGTTCCTTGTGAGTTAACGTGGGCCAGCTGCGCCTCAATAGCATCGCTGTTCCAGTGCATCTCATTCATGACAGTACTGAACTGGTGCCGGAAGCCGTGGCCACTGGTCTGGCCCTCATATCCGATGCGTCGAATCACGCCCAGCACGGTGTTTTCACTGATTGGCTTCTTCTGGTCCGTGCGACCGGGGAAGCACAGTGCGTGCTGGCCGGTGACTTTCTTCAGAAAGGTGAGCAACTCCACCACCTGGCTGGACATTGGCACGATGTGAATGCGGCGCCCCTTCATTACTTCGGCATCAATCGTGATGAGCCTGGTCTCAAAGTCGACGTTCGCCCATGCCATCGATCGCAGCTCTTTGGTGCGCAGGGCAGTGTAATGGAGAACCTGCGCTGCAATCTTTGCGATCACGCTGCCACCATACCCCTCAAGCGCCTTGTGGAAATCGCGTATGCGGTTAATAGGCAGGAAAGGGTAGTTCTCTTTTCTGTACCCACGCAGGGCATCCACAAGGTCAGGTGCAGGATTGTACTTTGCCCGCCCGGTTACGATCGCATACCGGAAAACCTCGCCACACCTCCTCCTTGCCTTATCCGCTCTCTCCATCGCGCCACGCTCTTCGAACAGGCGGATAACCTTCAGCAACACCATCGGCTCAACTTCTTCCATCTTCATATGACCAATGATCGGCAGGATGTCGTCAGTGAACATTCTGTGCAGCTCGTCAGCGTAGCCAGGCGACCAGACCTTAGACTTGTGGGCATACCACTCTTTGAAGATGTCGCCGAAGGTATCAGCATCAGCTGCCTTCTCTTTCTTCTTCAGTGATTGCTTCTGTTCTGCAGGGTCAACGCCGGCCAGGAGTTTCATCTTTGCTTCAGACTGCCGGGCGCGCGCTTCAGTCAGGGATATCTCCGGATAGGGACCGATGACGAGCGTCTTCTCTTTCCCGTCAAACCGGTACCGCAGGCGCCACACCTTTTTCCCGGTCGGTGGAATGAACAGGAACAGGCCCGCAGAATCCGCCAGGCGATATGACTTTTCTTTAGGGCGTGCAGCATCAATCTGCTTGACGGTCAGCATGTGGGCATAATTCCGGGCATAGTTTTTGTTGTGCCCACAATATGCCCGCAAAAAGTCGGCGTAGTCAATTCGTGTCGGTTCGCGTCGGTTGAGTATGATTGATTGCGGAGCGCAGTACTGAAGGGGTTTTGTTCGTGTCGGTGGAGGCGGGTTCTGTAGAATGTGGTGTCCCCTGCAGGAATCGAACCTGCAACTAGCCCTTAGGAGGGGCTCGTTATATCCATTTAACTAAGAGGACGACGGCGCGCAGTATAGCGCAGATAGGCGCAGAAATTCACTACGACGCCGTGCGTTTGCTCATTCCGACAGCAACTTACCCGTTTTGCTCTTCACGCTGACGGCGCTTCTCCTGCTTTTTCTGCTCGGCTTTGGCTTTGGCGACCGCCGCTTCGCTCATGTCATTACGGATCTGCGCATGGCTGATTAGGGCAAAAATCAGGGTGCCGCCGGTGATGTTACCTAACAGCGTAGGCAGGGCGAATGGCCAGAAAAATTCGTGCCAGGGAATGCTGCCATTAAACACCAGATAGAGCACCTCCACCGAACCGACCACGATATGCGCCAGATCGCCCAGCGCTACCAGCCAGGTCATCATCACAATCACCACCAGTTTGGCCCCGCCAGCATAAGGGAACATCCACACCATAGTGGCGATAATCCAGCCGGAGATCACCGCATTAGCAAACATCTCGCCAGGGGTGTTTTCCATCACTTTCATGCTGATGTTGGTAAACGCCTGACGGGTCGCATCATCAAAAATCGGCATCTCATTAAACGCCAGCGCGCCCAGCGCGGTGCCAATCAGGTTGCCCAGCAGCACAAAGCCCCATAAACGCAGTAGCAGACCGACATTTCCCCAGGTCGGTTTATGCATCACCGGTAATACCGCTGTCACGGTGTTCTCGGTAAACAGCTGCTGGCGCGCCATAATGACAATCACAAAGCCAAAGGTGTAACCGAGATTTTCCAGTAAAAATGCGCCGGGAACCCCGTCGAGATGAACCTGGAAAATCCCTTTCGCCATCAGCGAGGCGCCCATCGATAATCCAGCCGCAATGGCCGACCAGAGCAGGGCCATGCCGTCGCGCTCCAGCTCTTTTTCCCCATCCTGTCGAATCTCTTCATGTATCGCCGCTGCACGTGAAGGTAGCGCCTCCTCATCAACTTCTATTTCCGTCCCCTCGTCCTTTTCATCGCTTTCAACGTCATTGTGACCCTGTTGGTTACCTGATGAAGGCTTCAT